TAGTTTTGAAATATAAAAGTTTTTAGCTAAAATTAATTTTTTAATGCAAAATCCGTTTGCCTGACATTGTCTTATGCTGCGTTCTATTTTTAATAGTTTTGACTGAACAGTCATAGTTTGACCTGCTCCTTTAGTGCTTCAAAATGCGCCTTATTCCATATTGAACAAGTTAAATCATGCAAGTTAGATTTTTTATTACTGTTAAATTTATTACAAATATCATCTAATTCTAAAACTCCACTATCAGTTGGAGCTATTAACCTTTCCCTAAGCTCTGCAATACGGTTTCTAAGCATTGCCTCTTGACTCATAAAGGCAGTTCGAGAGGCATCATATTGCAAACCGGTTAAATCTATTAACTCTTTAAGCTCTGCAATTTTATCTGACTGACGTTGTATTGCTGCTATATACTGGCTAGTAGTCACTTGACTTACTCCTTTATTACATCGTTTAATGTGATCCAGAGTGATGAACTCAAGTTCACAATTTTAAATCCATCACTGTCCTCTTCAGCTCTTATTAAAAGGTCTTTTTTAACACATTTTAATACATATTCAAGCTCTGCAATTTTCTTGTGCAAGTTATCGACATTTGTGTGTTGTATGGTTGTTCGTTTCTGTCTGCTCACTTGTCTAGTCCTTTAGCACTTTAAATGGATCGTTTAAATATTTTATTGGCAATGTTTTCAAACTGTTCTTGTAAGCGTTTTTCTGCTGTTTCTAACCCTGCAATGCGTTTAATATCAGCTAGTGAGCGGTCAACCCCTATCCATGTTGAAGCTTGCTGCCAATGCTTGTAATTAACATGGTAGATTTCCAGCACTCTGTTAAGGTCATATTTTAAGTAGTACCCATCCCAACTAAAGTGAGTTGCACCCTCTGGCACATTATCTAAAATCTTTTGGTTATTCATAATTATATACCTTGATTTGCTTGATAAAAAGAATGCGACTTACTCACAAAAATGGGTTTATGCTTGTTAGTGTCAAATAACATTACTTCACCTTCGCCTTCACCTTTGTAGTTGCAAGATTCAATTACTTTAGTATTTAAATCTATTATAAAATCTGGGAATATTGATTTAAACCAAGTAACCGCAACTGTATTATAATATTCAAGTGAATCATAATAATGCCCTAGTTCAGCGTCTACAATGTGTTCATATTGCTCTTCGTCATCTTCAAAATCAAATGTAGGATAAACAGGTTTTTGAGCTGTGTGTTTACTGGTTGGATATAACGTAATAGCAATATCAATAAACAATTCATCAATTATATTTTGATGATCATCACTATTCATGTCGTAATTAAGTTCAAAGTATCTACCAAGTGTGAATGATTCGGTTCTAAACTCACACGAATACATGCGATCGCATTGTTCAATAGATCTATCTATTCCACCATTCTGCTCAACTGCTAAATTAAGCAAATCTTGTAAAGTCTTCATAATTTAATTCCTTTATCAATTTATGTAACTATTATAACACAATCAAAATAAATGTCAACATTTATTTAAATTAAACTCTAAAGGTTACTAAGAAAGATTCATCAAACCATTCAACATCAACACAAAACGAATCTTTCGCCAAGTACTTAGATATAGCAGTTTTAAACTCGTAGTCTGGCATTAGACTAGAACCCAAAAAAGAATGCGGAACTAATGTTGTATACTGCGTGTAACTAGTTTTTATTTCAAAATTCATTATAAAGCCTTTATTATTTTATGTAAACTAAAGTTATTAAGTTTTTTGTTAATCTAACGTCAACAACTATTTTTTTTTAAAAACCGCGTGGAATTCTCAATTTACAATATTCTGTTATTTCAATTTCACCACTCTTGTACCAGTTGCACTTATTATCAATTGTCATTAACAGAAATTCTATTTCGTCAACACCACGAGCAACATCAGTAATTACACCATGTTCATGAACATCAGATTTCGCATTAATACATTTAACAACATCACCATAGCTTAATTTCATAATTTACATCCTGTATGTAGTTAGGTTTGCTTTGTGAATTTTAAACCGACAACTTTATATATATCAGTTAAACCTTCGATTTTATCGCCTTGAACTTCTTCAAAATCAATAGCGTCGTTAAACGTTTTAAATATTTTTGCTTTGTTAACATCGTTAGTATATTGTAATTTTGATGTTAAAATTTCGTTATCACTCAATCCAATAATATAAAAAGTTTTGATACCTTTCTCCAAAATATTGTGAATTTAATCAATACAAATTACGCGATCACCAAAGTATAACTTAAACACTTTGATTAGATTATCATAGTCGCCTGATTTCATGAGATCAACTATAGCTTCATAATTGTAAAAGGAGTCACTAGATAGTTTTTTAGCTAGCGCTAATAACGAAAAGGCATTTCCTTCAGGACCAGATAAACTTACTTCAATTTTCTCAACAGTTTTCATCTATTTGCTGCCTCAACATATTTGCTGATACCGTCAGCAGTAATATAATATTTATAGCTTGTTTTTGATTGGCATAAAACACCAGCATTAACTAAACCACGGAAAGTACAAGAGTAATAACCTCTAAGTTTTTGATTCGAACCTACAACGCCTAATGCTGTAGTAATACATTCGTATTTTGTTGCGCCATTGTTAAGAATAATTAGCTGAAGAATTTTAAACATCTTAGAATTAGATGTGATTTTTGAAGCATTTGCTGAGTACATAATTTAATTCCTTTATCAATTTATGTAACTATTATAATAAAATCAAAGCGAAATGTCAACGATTGTTTGTAACTATATAATAAGTCATAATTTAAATACTTTTAATCAAGTAAGTATTTTTTTTTCAGATCTTCGAATATTACAAGAGAACGATTACTATATTCAGATCCTTCTTTGTAATTAGACTGATCACAAAACGCATCTAGTAATCTCATTAAATCTTTAAACAATTCTCCAGAGTTCTTCTCTAGTTCTTCGTATGTTGGACACTGGGCATATTTGTTACAAGACATTTGACTGAGGTCTTCAGTGCTTACTGAAAACTTTCCTTCACGGCCGCAATTACATTTTGAACGATATTCAGAACTTGTCATTTTTGATATCTCTATTGAAAGAACTTCTTACGTTTTTATAGCAGTCCCTGTCACCAGTTTTTGTTTTAAATTTTGTTTTAGTGGTACCCCAGCCAGACACTTTACCACCGTATTTTTCAAGAGATTCTTGCTTTCGCTTTATATTTTCAATAAGTTTGTCGCGATCTGATTGTTCCCATTCATCTACAAATAAACAATTTATGAACGCTGTTATCTTCTTTGTAAATTCTTCAAGATTTTTAATTGACTCTTTAATATTTTTGATTTTGTTGTCTATTGAGATCACGAATTTAATTCCATTATCAGTTTATATAATTATTATACAACAGTCGCTACCAAATGTCAACTATTATTTTATAATAAGTATTACGAGTCAACATAAGAGTAGTGCGCACAGTATCATAACGTATTTTCTATCTATTTTCCTAACATGATTTTAGTGTGGTTTGTGCCACCAAGTTCTCTTTGGTAGAAAAAGTCTTTCAATTCTGGAAACTTAGATAGATGAAGATCGTCCTTGGGAACTGGTAATAATTCAACATCGTCGTCTAATCGATCAGCAACTTGATCAAGAGTTTTTGCATACTTCTTAACAAACGAAACACCAAGAGTTTTAACCATGAATCCTAAAGATGCTTTTGATACTTCGAAATATGCTCGAGCAAAATCTTCTTTCATGATCATTGCAAGACCAGCTTTACCGTTAGTTTCACCATTTGTGAATACTGCAACACGCTTTCTACCTGATTTATCTTTGTACATAGAACCAGCAACAATCTTATTATCTTTACGTACTAGTTTCCAGAATGGTATTTTTGCAATCATGTCTTCTGGAGAATTAAACCCACTTCCTTTCATGCCGCCAATAGATGCATATGATGTTTGTATCATGTCGAATACTTCTTGTGCATGTGGTTGTTTTTCGTTAGGTTTAAAAACGTTAACGAAACGTTCTGAGATGTAATTACTAAAAGTTTTCATTTATTTATCCAGTTTAATTTTGAGATTGTACAAATCTGAATCGTCACCAATAACGACATCGTACGAAAAAATAGGAACACCTTTTGGGTTTACCCTGTCTAAGATAGAATGATGTACTATTATTTCAACTTTTAATTGATTATTGGATTTAGTAAAACGAAGCATGTTGCGTTTGTAGTTTGCTGTAACTCTATATTTTAAACCACCTACATTGAATTCCGTAGTATTTGAATTAAAGTATTTTGCTATTAATTCGCGATCTTTCGCATCTACTTCTTCGATTGATTTAACTTTTTGATCTTTCTTTTTAAATATATCTAAAATACTTTCTTGAAATTGTGTGATATAATTTCAAGAAAGTTCTCATTTGTATTGTTTCCATTTTAAGTTTAAATCAATTGTCTATCCAACTATGGTATAGTTTAAACATGTATTTATAAAATCCTTTAACTTATTTTGAAATTGAATTCTATGATGACCGCCGCAAACCTTATAGATGCTAGTAGTGCCTTCTAAAAAATTTGAAACTTCTGCCATATCTATCACTTCATCACCCATTTCTAAATAAGCAAATCTGTGAGATTTATTTATTGTATCATCATTAGTACAAGGAGGATATCCAGAAATCACTGTAGGGAACAGAGAAGGATTAACTAAAACCACTGGGATTTCATATTTGTTTCCAATTTTAAGTGCCCAGTACCCACCTAGAGAATGACCAACAATTAAAGTAACATCGTTATTGGTGATTATACTTTCGAAGAACTTAAAAGTGTCTTCGAAAGTATTTGTGTCATAGTCAATAGTATAGCTTTGCATTCCTTTGACTAATCCAGCCTTTGCAGTTTCAGCGCTAGAACCATAACCATGAATATATAAAATCATTCGTGTACTCCTACTTGTTATAAAGTTTATGTAAACATTATATTATGATAAAAGAAAAATGTCAACTTTTATCTTCTTCGGCAATATCAATCGACCAAATCATTGTATAGACATAGCTGATAATATTAAATACGATTATTGCAATCAACCATTTAGCAGTTGATTGAGGATCGTAAGCCGCTTTAGTTCCAATAAACGCTAACACAGATAATAAACATAATGAAAATACATAAGTGAGCATTAAAAATGGTATTAATTGTTTTTTCATAATTTCTTCTTCACGATGAATTCTTGTCTTTTGCCACCCATAACATCAAAAAGGTTATTAGAACCAGATTTGGAGATTTCCCACTGAAGCCAACCAAGATCTTGTTCTTTATTAATTTTTCTGATTATTGAATGAGCTCTATTAACGATTCTATTTCTGTGTTCTTCTCTTCGATAGTATCTTTTTGACTTAAATATTTTACCTTGATCTTTTGCAGAAGACATGTAGAGTCTAATAAGAACTTCGTATAGTCTAGTATTTTTTTCAACTTCAAACGATTCTTCTATTTTAATTTTCATTTTAATCCTATATTTTAAGATGTTCTGGCAAAAAACGATTAATAAATTCTTTAATATTGATATGCATGCATATCACCATAATAACGATTACTGTATTAAGGAATGGTATGAAAGCAACAATTGTTACAACAATTAATTCAACTATGTTTTTAATAAAAGCAATGTCTGCAATTCGTTTTGAAAACAAAGAACCTACAGTAAATGGCAATATTATTATTAAATATGGCAATATAAAAAATAAAAATAAATCTTCTAACTTCATTTTTTTTCACTCCTGTGTATAAATTTATCGTACCAGAAACTTTTAGTAGTTTCTATACTATCACAAATAAGTTCTAGTGATTCTTGTTTACTATTTCCGAATTCAATAATGTCTGGTAAATATGCCGTATATGCTTCGAAGAAGTCATTTCCTTTTCGAGTGTATATTTTATATTCTATGTTATATTCTGCTATCATTTCGTCATAGTATGATTTGTCGCGCGCTTTCATTTGCACTCCTCGAATATTATTTTTTCTAAACCATATGCTTCTATTTCCCACGGTTGCTCCATATAGGGTATGTTAACATAATCTCTGTTTTCAAATTTATAAACATTTTTTAAACCGGATGGTGATTCTTTGTCAATTTGAAATCCACTATTAAGTAAACGACCAGATAGCATTTGTTGCGCATGAACTAGTTCATGCGCAACATTAATCATTATCTGATTGGTTTCTAGTGGTAAGCCTTCAAAGTATTGACCTATTGTGATATTAGTAAGATCTTCATCGCCATCACAATATGCAGTTCCACCAAAGCCGGCATCCTTTAAAAATTCTATGTCAACAAAACCAGCGTATGTTTCTATACCTAGATTTTTACATACTCGATATATGTATGCTTTTATATCGTCACTCGGTACATCGCTGATAGTAACATTATCCATTGTCGTACAGCTCGCTTATTTTGTTATTTACTGAACAACGTATCATCGAAACTTCAATGTCAGACAAAACGTCAAATGATACACTAGTTAATTCGCTACATATAGCTCTTACGCAACTACTTACATCGGAAGATCCAATCTCATTTGAATTACCAAAGAAGAATTCTACGTTATCTTCAACAACTGCTGCTATATCGTTAATGTCTTTTTTAAGAAAAATATACATAATTTAATTCCTTTATCAATTTATGTAACTATTATAATATTATTAGAGCAAAATGTCAACAAAAATTTACCATGTTGAGTTTGAGAATAATTCGACGTCAAGATTGTCTATAGAGTGCACTCCAATTGGAGTACTTTCATGAACAAAGTTCCAAGTGTATGGTGCTTCATAGTCTTCAGTTACTACACGCATTTTGTCATTAGATTTGTGTGTTGTTTGACTAGTTTCTACAACATGAATGTAATTATGATCTGGGTGTAATTGATAAGCTATTTTTGGATGTGACATTATAATCCTTCTAAGATTTCTACTGATTTACTAAGATATTCTTTATTAATACCTGAACAATAAAATTCAGCAATTGCTAATTTTAATTCTGTTTGACTAGTTTCGCCAACATAGTAATTTATTATTATCCTACATATCGTGTTGGAGATATCAGTGTCTGAAGCACACATGATAAACGATTTAATATTAAACTTATTATTAAACATTATTTAATCCTGTATTGTTGGTTTAAGGTCGGAAGTAATTGTCTTTGTTTAATGCAATATTCGCAGAGTCTTTAGTGGGATAGTAACCACTTAATCTCTCATACGGTATGTAAACACACATATCATCATCTAAACACTCTCTACCTATGTAAAACCCTGCGTTAGACTTTAATACTTTAATCTCAGTTACTTGCATTATGTTCACTCTGAAATTTGTTTAGGTAACGAAAACTCAACTAAATCCAAACGTTGAGCAGTGCGTATTGTTTGCGACGTATAACCTAATTTATCGTAGAAATTTTTACAGCAATGGTCTGTACCAGCCATGGTTGCATTATGACAATTAAAGAACTGTTGATTACTTGTTATTTCTTGTAAAATTTTCATTCTTCTTTCATCACTAACAATCTTATTGTTAGTGAATAAGCATTGATTACATGGTGTCTTCATTACTTTAAGCATAATTTAATTCCTATTGATATTAACGATGATACATCTATTATACCACAGTTAAATATCAATGTCAATGATTAATTTTATTAGTTTTCATATCTATCGTGAATAGCAACTGCACCATAAAAACGTTGCCCAGTTAATTCTTCAATTGCTCTTTTGAATCTTGAATCAGAAGATGAAGCAAAATTACCGCCAGCCATCGCTGTTTCACCAGTGTCAATTTCTCGTTGAGTAACTAATTTGATTGTGTTTCTATAAGAAACTTTTAAATAGAGTGTTTCTTCAGAACCAGTAGCACTGAAGGGCCCTTCAGTGTTTCCTACAACAAACTGGTCTTGAAATTTTGATACGCCATCTGCTGTGCTATCACCGAGACTGTTTCTTAATACTTGAACTATAATACCCATAACTTAATTCCTTCCTTTATTTTATATGATTATTGTATCACACTCACTGCAAATGTCAACAGATTTTGAACAGTGTTGATTAGATCAAAAAAGAATAGGAAATTGGGTTTTTATAATAAGGGGGTGAGAACGGCTACCGAATAGCAGCCGTTTATATGATACAATATTGATTTACTTTTATTTGTTTGTCTGTCGATTTACATAAGTTTATTTAGCTTAGAATCTTTACGATTTGTTTCGCAATTTTTTTGAACGATTCTGTGTTGTGGCCACGTGTTGTTTCTGCAGCAGTTCCAATTCTTATTCCACTTGTCTCAGCAAAGGATCTATCGTCGTTTGGTACACCATTTTTATTCACTGTAATTCCATTTTTTTCTAATAAATCTGCTGCTTCGCGACCACTGTGTTTGTGACCGGAAAGATTAAGTAAAATTATATGACTGTCGGTGCCGTTTGTCTGAACATTATATCCGTGTTCGTTAAATACTTGACACATTGTTTTTGCGTTTTCAACTACAGACTTTGTATACTCTCCGAACGAATCTTCACTTGCTTCAACAAAACATTGAGCCTTCGCAGCTATGATGTGCATCAATGGTCCACCTTGGGTACCAGGGAATATCGCACTGTTAATCTTGCGCGAATAATCTTTATTATTCCATAGTATAATACCACCTCTTGGACCTCGAAGTGTTTTGTGTGTTGTGCTCGTTACTACGTCGGCATACCGTAATGGGCTATCATATGCTCCACCTGCAATCAAACCTGCATAATGTGCCATATCGACTAATAAGATTGCACCAACTGAATCTGCGATTTCTCTAAACTTTTTCCAATCAATTTGTCTTGGATACGCAGAGCCACCTGCAATAATTATTTTAGGTCTATATAATTCAGCTTTCTCTAATACTTCTCCATAATCTAATAGACCATTTTTATCGACACCGTAAGACTCGGCATTAAACCAAGCACCAGATATGTTAACCCCAGCACCATGACTCAAATGTCCACCGCTGGCTAAGTCCATACCCAAGATTCTATCTCCTGGTTTTAGAAAGGCTTTAAATACTGCAAGGTTTGCATTTGCACCACTATGCGGTTGGACGTTTGCATAATTACATTTAAACAATTTAGTAACAGTATCAATTGCTAATTGCTCAATAGAATCAGCATAATCACAGCCGTTGTAATAGCGTTTTCCTGGGTAACCTTCGGCATACTTATTTGTAAACTCGCTGCCGCACAGCGTCATTACAGATTCACTTGCAAAATTTTCACTGGCGATTAATTCAAGAGTTTTGTCTTGTCGATTACACTCTTTTATTAAGATTTCAGCTATTCTTAAATCCATTTTGTTTCCTTATTTAATTAAAGTTTTTAACCGGTCAATAAGACCAGTTTTTAAACTTTTTTCTGACCAGAACGACTGATCATTTATGAGAGAAGATATTATTTCATGATAAGTGTTTATCTTTTCTGTAAGTGATTGATTCTCGTGCCAAGTTTTAGAATTCTCTTTTTTTAATCTCTCTATTTCATACTGCAGAAATTCGATAGATTGTTCGTTGGCTTTACGCTTTGGCATTACGAGATGGTGGCAAAGCACCATAAAAATCGAGCACTTTACGAATTGATTCAATATCTTCTTGAATATATCGAGCATCTATTACTGGATCGTTATCGTAATATGGTATTACTCGTTTGTCATCCCCGCTTTTAGCACATGAGAGATCATCAATAGCTTGTTTTAAATTATCCATTGCGTTAACTAACCCTTCAACAATAATCTGATCTACAATTTCGTCATTTATTTCAATTTTCATTATTTTTTTCCTGTTCATCTTTTTTGCTAAAATACATTCTTGTACCAGTCTTTCGAATTATAGCAAAAAATGTAAAGAATGCAGTTAATAACATACTTGTCTCAAATGCAGAAAGCTCAAGAGAAAAAGCTATAGAAATAAGCGCAAAGTTTAAAGGTGTGTTAATTACTATGCCTACGCCAGTATCAACGAACGATTCTTTAAGCGCTTTTTTCATACTCATATTAAACTCCTGTGAATACGCCTTTATTTGGCATGGCAATCAACGAGGTGCATTCAATCCAAGCAGATACAACTTCACTATTAGTTCTCGTGATAAAAATTATGTTATAGAAAGTCGCATCTTTTGGATCTTGGTCGCTAGTCATAGCAATACCATTCGCAAAGCCCATGCCTTTATCAGACGCAACTACCATACGTGGGTCTGATAAAGTTACAGAACCCGAGCCTTCTCTGAGTAATTTTCCAACGAATTCACCATTTGTCGTCATTATTGTTAATATTTCGTTTACTTTAAACAATCTTCTTCTCCTATTTTTTTGAATTTTCGTCTAGTTTTTGAAAAGTTTCGCATTGGTTTTTCGTACGTAACTTTTTTGCCACCTGGCGGTTGATAAGCAACCAATCCATGTTTTTTATCAACCCAATATACACCATTGTGTTGATTTAATGATGGGGCGCCAGCGAAACCCCAATCAGTAATTTCCTGTAGTACTTCAATAGTCATTCAATATTTCCAGAATCAATCTACAGCACAAGCATCTTCGTTTATGCTCAACTCCTTTATTAGAGACGAGATTTTAAACGAGCGCCAAGCTTGTGCTTGTAAATCGAAGCAACGAACAACTTCGAGATTTTTTGCTTTTACCGGCTTAACATGCTCAGATTTATCAGCAACTACAACTTTTGGTAATTGTTCGAGCGGAATAAGATATTCATTTAGTGTTGCAACCATCTTACGAACTGAGCCATCAACTTTAGTGAATTCCAAGTTAACCGCGTTGCTGCGTAGCATATTAAGAATTGTATTACGATCCATAGTTTCTCTCCTGTATTTCATTATAAATTTTATTAAATTGTTCTGAATCGCTAGCTGTTATGTTAGCAGATTCCATAGCGAGCGACACACATTCTTCTTGAATTGATCTAAAATAGTTATAAAAGTACTCATATGCTTTCGCAAAAACAGTGCGCTTATTATCACTACAAGATAAACCATATTGATCTATCAAATCGTCAACGATTTCGCACTCATTAAAATTCTGCATCTATTTATTCCTGTTTTAGTTATCGTTCGTACAAATAAACATCCATGCGGGATGCGTTTTTAAGTCCACCTACAATACTACCACTATAATTGTATGAATATTCAGCTCCTGTTTGTTGATTAATTTTTTTAGAAAGAGGAACTCGGCCCCGGCAATTTATGTAATATTGTAAAGATTCACCACTACCCGTCTTGACATCTGCCTCTCTAAGATTTTTATTTATTTGCTTTACTCGAGCTCTGATTCTATCTAATAGTAGAATATCAGAATCAGACGATGTAGATACAGTAAGCATGTAAGATTTAGAATTGCGTTCTAGTCGTTTTGCGATACCATCGTTGCTTAATGCCAATTTTATAACTGTTTTCATTTTTAACGCCTTTATTAATTTATGTATCTATTATATCACAGTCATATTAAAACGTAAACAACTTTATTATATCAATTAATTATATAAAGAGGGGATTTCTCCCCTTTCAGTTATATTAAGCAACTTCAGCAAATTTAATAGCATCTGTAAGAGCAGTAAGTTTGCGTTTAGCATTACCACCAAACCAAGCTGATTCAGCTCGAGCATTATCGCTACGACCAAGTTCGTGATCAGTCATGTATGTTACAGCGTTATAAGCCTGCCACCATGAACCTTTCTGGAACTCAGCACCTGGCTGTGTTTCAACAATATCCATCGCTCGTTGGGCTGTTCGTGATAATGAGTTCTTATCCTTGGTAGAATTTCCAAATATTTTACCGAGGAATTTCTGGAATGATTCATCATTATATCGCTTACTACCTAAGAATTCAGCAGTTTCTTTAAACGTTTGAATTTTTTGCTGAGAAAGACCAAGCAATTCTTTTACTTTACTTGGGTCAAACTGAGTACGATGAGACATTTTAACAGCTGGTTGATTCTTTTCAGTGAGAGCAACTGAAAGAGTGTTGTTGCAAACTACGCGAGTCATAATGAATTTAACGTCGATTGACCGACCATACATGTGAGGATTTGAGAATAACAAGTAACCTTTTACTTCATCTCCACCAAATAGCGAAAAGCCATCTTTAACGTCAGCTGCAGCCCATATCATCTTGCCACCTTTCAGTGAACCAGCTGTATCCATTACCATGTCGCCATTAGAAACAAATTCAGTGAAGAATTCGAAGGCTTCTTCATTTTGAACAGGATTCCAATCTTTACCAACATTAGCTAAGATTGCACCATCAGTTTCGCGAACTAGTGACTGTTGACCAGTTTTGATAACTTCACCGTTAAGATCAATAAAGTTATCGTGTTTTGCAACAGTCCAATCTAGACCAGCTGCAACCATCATTTCGTGTGGAGTCATATCATCTGAGACTGGAGTACCAAGACCATGCCACGGTAAACCTTTTGATTCGCGGAAAGCCATTTGAGCTTTATCATTAACCATTTCTAATTCATGCATAATATACTTCCTTCAATAATAAAAATTGTAACCCGATTGGTTAAATATATTGTATTATGTTCAAAACTAAATGTCAACTTTTATTTTCATTTAGTTTAACTAAGCATTTTTTGGGATCGTAGGTTTCATCCGTATAGTCTAAATCTTTTAGTTCATACGAACCCAATTTGATAATTTGGACGCCATGTTCTTCTAAATCTAGATTATCAACAAGCCAATATCCGGCGCCTTGGCATGATTGATACATCTCGCCACGAAATTTTTTGTATTTTTCCAATTCTAATTTGAGATCGAATGAAGTTAAAACCGTGTATGCTTTAGTGTTTACAACATCACCAGTCCTCCCGTCACCAGACGTAAACTCAATCACGTCTCCAGCATAGTAGTATCGAGCTTGAGGTAGTTCTTTTAGTTCATTCATAATGTATTTCCTAATTCAATTTATGTAACCATTATAACGCGATCAAAGCGAAATGTTGATGTTTATTTAAAATTAACTTTGTTAAATCCAATAGAAGCTACCATGTTAGCTTCTCCAGTCTTGTTATTCACAATTATATCTCCACCACTCATTGAGTGCATTCTGTTAGTTAAATAAGTAATATTTTCTTCAGGACCTATATTTCCAATGCGAAATACATCTTCAAGATCTTTAGCAATGATAGTACAAACAGGGTGGTAGAAACCAATCTGTTCGTCAGTAAGTGGAGAGAAGTTTTCATCAACTATAAACATATCCATTTTGAACGCCCAGATTGGGAATTTATCAGAAGCTCCTTGATGGCCTAGTTCGTTAACTGCTTTGTAGACTTCGTCATTTAATTTTAACTGGTGAACTGTATATACTGTCATATTTTAATTCCTTCCTTTATTGATATGATTATTGTATTACAATCAAAGCGAAATGTCAACGATTATTTAAATATTCTCTATAATCAAATGTTGCGCCATTTTCACAAACGAGCTCGCTACTAAGGTCGTTTTCTTTTGGAACTGAATTTACAGATAAGCATATTTCGATTAGATTTTGATGAAGAGCAGCTGAATTACCAAAAGAATAGTTTGAATTTATTGATACCAAGAAGGCGCTAGACGCACCAAATAATAAACCGGCTGTAAATTGTAATATTAATCCCGTCATAATATATTTCCTATTGTTGTTGATATAATTTAAGTGAAACTTTATTTGAAATTAATTTTAGCTAAATGCCATGGCTGAACAATATAGGCTTGGTTATTTTGATTATCAACAATAACATCTCCAACACTTACACTGTGCATTTGAGCCAAACGATCAATTTGATTTTCTGGCCCTACGTTACCAATGTGGAATACGTTATTCACATTTTTACAATGAATAATACAGACTGGTTTAAAGTATGATATCTCATCATCAGTAAGTTTGTTTCTATTACCTATTTGAAGATCCATTCGAAGTTTCCATTCTGGGAATAATTCAAATGCTTTGGAGTGACCAACTCGATTAACTGTGTTATAAACTTCACGGGAGATGTCTAGCTGATATACTTTGAATTTGTTCATAATTTAATTCCTTCCTTTATTTGATAAGACTATAATATCATAATCAAATTGAAATGTATACAACATTATTATAACAACAAGTTATATGATATAACTAGAAAGAATAAGAGATTTTTGTCTAGTGAACTAGTGACGATTCTGGTAGGAGTGAGTCCATCATATCAAATGTGTAATCTGAATATCCGGCTTTAATTATTTCAGCAATCGATGCGTAATTTTCATTTGAATTCGATGTAAGTACATCAACTATTTTAATATCGAAAAGGTCTGGTTTTGATAGATAACTTGTCACGTATTTATTTGCATCTTTTAGCGAATCAAACGTTGGCGCACAACTAACACTAAATGGATTATTACTTGCAAACAGTGCGTACAATTTATACTCATCAACTACGTCATACTCATCATCACTAAGTTCTGGTTCATTTGCAGAAATTGGTGTTGAATAACTACCTAAGAATATTCCACGACTTTCGTCTATAATAATGTATCTTTTTATCATGATTAAACTCCTTTAATCTGTTTGTATTTTTTTCTAACAGACATGAAATGTGGCAAGTAGTCGTATATGTCAAATACAAATTCTTGTGGCTCGTCTTCGTTGTCAACTGCTATTAATATTACACCCTTTTTTATCGTGACACCAGTCATTTCATAAAAAGCTGCAGCGTAAAAACAGACTTGAATAAAATAAGATAGTATGTCATCTTCTTCTTTTGGTCTGCTAGCTGTCTTAAAATCAATTATGGCAAGTTCGTTTTCAAACTCACCAATGCAATCGACTTGACCTGCTGTCTTTAATATGTGACTGTATAAGTACACTTCTTGAAACCATATGTTGTTTACTTTTTTGTCTAATGATTTGCGCATTGCTCTAAACATGTGTATGTTTGCTGGTTGAGCTTTCTTTTTCCAGTCAGTTACGTTATCTAAATAATCTTCTGCGAGTTTGTGTACTGCAGTACCACGTCTAGACGCTCTTCCAGTTACTCGATTTGCTTCTTCTTTACCGACTCTCGATATCCATTCGAATAGCCATTTCTTATCGTCCATTACACCGAGCACTGTTGTAATGGACGGATAACGCTCACCCGTTGGTGTTGTGTACAATCGGCCCTTGTCAGTTGTAACTCTAGTTAATTTTGGTAAGACTATTCCGTGGTCCATGTGATTGAAAGTTGGTTTTAGATCTGGCACCATTGATTCGCGATTAAACATCATAAATTTCCTGTAAATTATCCACCGATAAACACACTTGAAGATCCTGTTATAATAGCTCCCATATCGGCAGTATCTCCAATTCTTGATACTGCAATTCCACCAATAAAAACTTTGCTAGATCCGGCAGTGACAGTTGCTGAATGTGGAATACAAGAACTACCTGACAGAAACGTGTGATCGGCAAGTTGAGAACCAACAACTGCAGCAAGTTTTCCATCAATTTTAACATTAGATTGTAGAGTTAAAGCAATATCAACTACTGTCGTACATGCGTGTCCAGTGTTAACAATGTCACCAATTCTTGCTGCAGCTGGCATTAAAACTCTCCTATTTTTTTTATTTGTATTATGTATACTGGCTACGCTGCTAACGATTCATATTTTTCTTTTTCGACTATGTATTCTTTAACAAGTCCAGATCTAACGATGTCGTCTCGATTAAATTCAACAAACTCAAATGAATCCATCTTATCTATAATGTTTAAAAAGTCCGGTAATCCTGTAACATCTGCACGGTTGCGTGATGATTTGAGATCGTCTTGCCTAGTATCACCACAAAAGATGATTTTTGTATTTTTACCGACTCGTGTTATAACAGTATCTAATTCATGGAATGTCATTGACTGACATTCATCAACTATAACTACTGCGTTATCTAATGTTGTGCCACGAATAAATGAAGTTGTTGTGAATACGATTTGTTGTTTCTTAGTTAGTATTTCCCATGCATCACCTCTTTCGAAAAGTTCGTTAACTATTGATGAATATGGCGCACTGAAATGAGCTTCTTTCTGTTCCTTAGTCCCGGGCATATGCCCTTGCTCTCTAGTCTGTACTGCTGATCTTATTATTACTACGCGCTTATAATCCGTCAAAGCTAATATGTCAGTTAAAGCTAAATATAGTGCGCACATTGTTTTACCTGTTCCAGCTGTACCTACCGCTATAATATTGTGATCATCTTCGTATGCATTAAACATGTCTTCTTGGCGGTCAGTTAAAGGTTGGATTTCTGACATTGCAAATCTAGTATTTAGATGTTGCCTTTCTTCCCTTTGTGTTTTGCGTTTGTCACGAGAGTTTGCGTGTCTTGTGTTGCTCTGCTTACCCATAAAAGTACCCCTTATTAGAAGTCGTTAATGTTGTTAACCTTGTGGTGAGATTTTATGTTTTTTAGTACATCACGAAAACCAGAGTCGGGTTTATTATTTACCGCGGTGGTATTCCTAGAATCAATCAACTGAGCTGACTGTCTATGAATTTGTTGAATATGAGGATTTTCTTTTAGATATGTTTCGCGGTCAGACATAGATAGTCTTTTTTCGAATTCTTCGTTAGTTTTATTATTTCTGAAATCGTACGTTGGCATCTTATTCCTAACAATTATATAGAACATATAATTTTATTTATACAAATAAAGAGATTATCCGGTGACAATCTCATAAATTTCTTTCCAATTTTGAACTCTGCGAGCATCAGTTTTATGAAACGTATTAAATGGGTGTGCCATTAATAATGGGTCTAAACCAAGTTCATATCCCAACTGAGCGTTGCTTTCTTTATCTTCAACCCAATAGCATTCACTATCTTTGTATGGTAGTAGTGCTTCATCTTTATCAGCGCCAGTATCAAGATATACGTATTTTTCGAATACAGTTGGACCGAATAATTCAATTAGATTTTTAGTGCGAAGGTGTTGAGAATAACAATCATCACTTAATGATGTTATTGCGTGGAAGATATAGCCGTGATCTTGATGTAATTTTTTAACGTATTTAATGGCGTCACGTAGAGGTGGAAGTTTACGTATTGTAGCGGATTCGTTAAACATACGAACTAACTTTTTACCTTCTTTCTTACTTATTCCAAATGATTTTGAAACATCGTAATAAGACTTGCCATCGAACATCTGAGGTTCACCATAACCGTGTCGCTTCATCCACTGTTTAAACGCATAAAACCAGTCTAGCAATACGCCGTCACAATCTACTAATATTAATTTATCTTTCATAATGTTCTCTTTAAAAAATTATTGGGTTAGGTAGTACTTCTAAACTAACCAATGTGTTAATGTCTAAGTTAATTTTGCCGCCATACTGCGCTACGTGAATAGCGTCAGCCTCGGGGTCAAATCCACCATACTCTACTAATCTTATATAATGCGCAGTTTCGTTGCAATTTACAACTTCTACTATACCAACTAATTCACCAGCACCGCCACCCCACCTCACTTTAGTAATCTTATTCATAATTAATCCTTTATTAATTTATATAATTATTATAACACATCCTTGTGTTAACGTTAACCATTATTTAATCAAAAGCTGAAAACTTCTCATCTTCTTTTTTCTTACGATCACATCTTATCTTTTGAACTTTATTTTTCTTCGCTTTGTTATCTTCGTTTATATTGCCCCACTCATTTTCATATGAATTTAAGTCTTCTTTAAAGTTTTTAAAACGCTTCATCATACTTCCTTATTAAGCTAATTTCATTTGAAATAAATCTGGGAGTGCTTCTAGAAGAACTTTTACAGTAAGTCCTTTAAACGGCTTTTGAGTAATCATTTTTGTGAGCAATATAGCATCGTCATTATTAACATCTTCAAGCAGAGTTATGAACAGAGTTTCACGCTTAACTTGTTTGAGTTGATCATAACCACAACCTTTAACGAAGATTCGCAACCTACGAGCTTCTTTATACAGCATACCTTCTACACCAACATATGCGTTCTTTTTCCAAGGAGGTGCAGTATTCGGTATTAAAAATTCAACGCTAGAATCATAAGTGAGTCGAAGAACTATTCTCAATGGAGTTGAATCATTCTCGTGAATCCATTCAATCTTTTTTTTATTAGTTTTCAGCGATGCCAATTTGTTGATGATTTCTGAAATAGAAATTTGCATTTAAAAGTCCTGTATATCTGTGATTAAGTTTTTTAGTTTTTTCTGAATAAAAAAGTTAAAGAGCTTTTCGCGACCAACTTTGGACGGTTTTTCCCATTGTATTAATATAGCATCTACATATTCTTGAGGAACTTGAGATAAGTCGATCATTTTTTTGTTGCGATAATATCGAAGTTTTGTTTCTTCGTCCATATGCTCTTCGCCTTTCATGAGAAGAGCAACACGTTTTTGCGTCATTGCTTTTTGTCTTATACCGACCGCAAGACAATTATCTTGAGATAGTATATTAGGAACACCGTCACCAGTATCGCCTCGAATTATGTGGTCAGCTAAATATAATTCTGGATTAGCATGCTTCAACCAACGCTTACGAATAGGATCATACTGATCAAAGTTTGCAAATTTCTGTAATTGTACATAATCTCCGTCAGCTGATAAAACTAAGTGTTTTTCAGATCCCGTGTTTAATTCAGTACCTAAGTGATGACCAAGAACTCCAATAATATCATCAGCTTCGGTACGATCTACTTTTAGAACTTTATAAGGAAAGTAATCTATTAACTCATTACGAATTTTGTCCATAATTTCGAAGAGTGCTTTCCAATCTAAATCTGAATCGCCTTTTGCTTTGCGACGGTTAGCCTTGTAGTAAGGATAAAAATCTCTGCGCCAAACATCCTGGCTGTCTGCACAGATGACTATATCGCCGTAATCTTTACAAAATTTCTTTTTATTAGCTCTGATCGAATTCAGGAACATATGTCGAATTAGATTTTCATCTAAATCAACATTATGGTGATTTCCAATACTAGCGAATAGTGAAGCTATTACTACTTGATTATAATCTACAAATATAGCAATCACACACCTCCCGCGTCAGTAGACACTTTAGTTAAAATCAATACAATTGTATTTTTTCTCATAATTAACGATTCCTGGTTTTTGTCTATAACCACATTATTTAACGTCTGTTAATATAGTGGAACTTGTTTATTTTTGAGTATCTATTATAACAAACTTTTGTTCTAATGTCAACGCTTATTTTTATTTATTAACAATATTTTTCAATAAACCGCCCCAGAGCGCTCTGTATGTGCCAACATCATTCCGTGATAGATTGTATCGATCTGACGTAGTAATTTTATTAAAATAATCTCTATCTTGCATTATTCTTTCTATTACTAAATTTGTTATATGGTAAGCTCTGTTTGCGTGGATGTTAGCGTCTTGAGCGTAGTCGTACATTATCGTTGCGTTAGACGCAGTTTCTACTAATGCACCAAAATTAGGATGAATACAAATTACTTGACTCTTAATTGCTTCAATCATTGAGATGCATGATGTTTCTAACCTCACATTGGGATACAAGAAAATGTGAGACTCGTCAAGAGCTTCAAGCACTTTTTCATTACTAACTGATCCATGATAGTTCATTTTTGGATGATTTTCAATTTTACTGAATAGTTCTTTGTATTGCTCATCCAGATGACCCCATCCGTAAATTTCAAATGAAGAATATACTTCCAACTCAATATTATCAAACTTTTCACAAAGCCATTCGAATACTGGAACAAGCAACTCTAAACCCCGATGCGGAGTTGTGTGATAAATGAATTTTATTTTATCACCTACAGAATACTTATCACGTGGTGAGTATTTCTTTTCAATTGCATTATGAATCACCGAACACTTGTCATAAGGTATTTTGTAGTTATATATAAATTGATCTCTCTGCCAAGCACTTACAAAAACGATGTGATCGAACTTTAAATGTCCTTGATCTTTTAATGTATCTGTAGCTGGATCATTTGCCAAGTCGTGGCAATATAGAATATTTGGAACATCTTCATACAAAACCTTTGGTCTTGAAAAATGTATTGCAACCTGTTCTAGTAATTTTGGATCAAGATGTTTGATAAGACGATCTCGCATCATTTCAGTACCACCTTTTGAACTCTTTGAAAGTTCTGTTTCTATAACAGAACCCTTGTATATGCAGCTCATAATTTAATTCTCCGTGTTGTTAAATATTTGCTCTAAATTCATTTTGTAACCTACTCTTTCCCACCAATTTTTTATGTATTCATACGAATGTATTGATGAAGTTGATTGTCCATCTGGAGTATATATGTTTTTTGAATAAAAATTAGTTATGTTGTGATTAAATAATGGGAACGTTACTACATTTCCAAATCCACATAATACGTTATTTTCAACTGAAATTGGAACTCCATCAGGCATTCGCAAATTAATACTATTATTTTCGTTAAAATAAAAGTTAACTAATTTTTGAGCATATTCTCTTTTCAGAACATAGCATTGCAAACCATGATCCCATAAATTTCGAGGGCGAGGAGTCATAACTGGATACTTATTATAAACATCATATGGATATTCACACACGATGCACAATTGTAATGCATCCCACGAATCACCACATCGCTCTATAAATTCGTTAAACGTAAAATTCCATTTATGAACATGCTCGAAATCAACGTCATCTTCAAAAAATAAACCAATTGATTCATCTGTATTGTCTAACCACCATTTAATAGTTAATAAATGAGAAGATGCAACGCCTTTAGATGTTGAGTTAATTAATTCTTGGTCGCCAGTAAACTGTATAGATGTATTGTTGTTATATCTATCAAACTGGTGGAATTGTATATCTTCGATACCAAGTTTTAGAAATTCGTCTCTCATATATTTCATGCGGTCGCGACATTCTTTCAAATTAATTATATTGGGAACTGATATATTAGATAACTTTAACATACATTAGCCTTTTTCTGAGAGTAAAAACACTATGTGATTAACATGAATATAAAAGTTTTCTAGAGTTGTGTTATTACGTATCAGATATGTGTCAACACTAAAGCTAGTTTTAATAAACTCTCTCGGTTCTTCTATTTGTATTTTTTCTTGATTAAAGAACGCTAACGTACCGCTTTTTGGCTCGCCAATATATCTTCGCTTGTCATTCGAAAAGTCGCAACCTTTTCGTTCAATTTGAACTATGTTTATAAGTTCTTCACCGAATGCATCTACAAGTGGCTGAACTTCTTCAGCGTAACCAGCGTCAGATATACAGTAGTTTTTTGTTGGATCTATTTGGTCTAATACTTTTTTACCAAAATAGTCTTTACCGTGGAATGGTTTAATTACAGATTCTGCAACATAGATCATAGCTTCACGTCTAGTTTTCCAGCCAAGTGACTGTTCCCTAACGTTTTCTTTTACTTCTCTAACAGCGTATCCTTCCATAAACCAGTTATAGTCTACATTATAAAAATCAGCTACTTCTTTATATAATTCGCCTTTAAATGATAAATGAATATATCCATGTTCCATCATTTTTAAACAAGCATCATCTTTACCAGACCCTGGCGGGCCGTTATAAATAACTATCATAATTTATTTCACCTTATTTTCATATGCGTATTTTGCGATATAATAAGCATCTACAATATCAGATACTGGATTCCAACTATTGCTTATAATATCAATTTCCTTTCTTACATCAATACCGGTTTCTTCAATAAATGCTTCGTACATCTTTTCTTTATTTGAGTTACCCTTTCCAGTTGCAAATTTCTTAATAACTGATGGAGGTACAACTTCTTGAAATATTCCAGCCATCCAAATTTTGTGTTTAAGTATGCCTCCATTTTCAGCCATATTAAACACTAAACCTTTAGCACCAAAAGCATATCCTTCGATATAAGCAACTTTAACATCATGTTTTGTTAATATATCAATAGACCAACTACCAAGATTATCGAATCTCTGTATGTTATGTTCCCACTCTGGGTATATCACACTTTTATATTGATCTTTGCTTACTAAATTCTTTTCTTTACTAACGATATAATAAAAAATACAATTATCGTAACTCCACTCATCACCACTATGCACACAAATAGCTGGACTTGTCATACTATAATCTATTCCACAGACAACCATATTAAATACCTCACTTTTTTATATAAAGGTATTTATATGTTATCTGTGATGAATTATTCCAACGTTATTTCTTTCCTGTTGGGTTGTTATAAAAATCTTCGTCTACGCAGTAATGCCTACCGTAATCTCGTCGTTTAATTGGTTTACTTTGTTTTCTAAATTTCAACAAAAAACTTAATCATATATTACTCTCTAATTTTGATGTTGTTTAGTCTTTCATCAGCACGTTTGTTGAGTATTCTATTGCTATTACTTGCAATAGTGTAGCACGTTTCCCTTAATTTGAATTCTTGTTCTACTATTGCATCTTCAATGCCCGGACCTTTTATTTGAGTTTCAGTGCAAGTCTGATAATCTCCATCAAATTTTAAAAAAGTCTTTGTTGTACTAATGTGAATAATAGTATAACAAACAATACTCAATAGCAAGCATAATACAAATGCTATCCATAATTTATCAAATCTGCGCATAATTCATTTTCCCTGTTAACGTCTCATTTTGGCGTGGTCTATCATTTCTTGTTTATTAATAACCGGAATTGCATTACTTTTGTGCATTGTGCTGATTCCTTTTATTAAGGTTCCTGTGTATTTTTGTGGTTCGATTTTTGAACATGAATGTCCAGTACCAGACAAAGACGGGATTTGTGGTCCACGCCGAGGTGGCTCAGACATTTTATATTCGCCAAATGATTCACCAGAAGACTTTTGTGATTGCGGAATTTTACCATGCATAATACCAATATAGTCTTCTAGTGTCACTCGATTGTCTTTAGATTTACTTCTGTTGTACTCTAAGTGGCCTTCTGACCATTTATTCATATTGGATTTTGTGCGCTTTGGAGCTTTAGGATTTTTCTTATTTAGAGAGTTTGCACCTCGTATCATGTGCATCGTCATAATATATTTCCTTTATCAATTTATGTAACTATTATAATAAACTCAAAGTGAAATGTCAACATTTATGTTAGATTAGTTTAGCCGATACACAATCGCAATATGAAACTAGGTCTGTAAACTTAAAACTGGTATAATTGACGATGACACCGTCAAAACCAAGATCAACTAAACATGTTCCATCTTCGTTTATGACTAACGTTCCACCCCAACCACCATGAGTACAATCAACACGATAAGATTCTATATTATATGAGAAATGTGATGAACCTCTTTGAAGACTTGATAGTATAACATAATTATATTCTTTCATATAATCTGCCGCATTTGTCATTTTCAAATCCATTAGTTGAAGTAACCAAAACGATTATTATCAATAGCGTATTTTGTAGCATCAAAATCGTCGTCATAATTATCAAAATCGTCGTTAACACCATAATTATCTAAATTACAAATTACAGTTTCGGTCTTATCATCGAAATTTGCATTACCTTTTGTGTAATAATCAATCATAACTTCGCATGATTTCCTAACATCTTGATCTTCTGTTGATAAACCACATGCGACCAAGTCAGCAATTATAGTTTCGACAAAATCGTCTCTATCTAGATTAATACTAATTGGTTTTATTTGCTCATCTTCACTCATAATTATCTCCAGTTTAAATTATAACATGTCAAGAACAAAACGCTAATTGTTCTTTATATTCTTTTAAAAATTCATACTTGTCTTCGATGTCAATAACGTCCGGAATTGGATCACACCCCCAATGAAGTAAAGCTTGTCTTTGTTTTGTTCGCTGTGTAAGATCACAATCGCCATTTTTCTTCACTTGTGCTCCGTGTCGAGCAGTGAATGATCTCCAACGTTTAATCTGGTGTTCATCTAATTTTTGTATTCTGCGGCCGTAGTAGTAGCGAGTGTACCATTGAAACCAACCCAATTGATCTTCTGGAGTTATCCAACCATTTTCTATCCATACAGACATTGGTTGTGAGGCTTTCTCTAAGAATAGGTTTTTTGATGAAACATTAACTTCTTCTTTAAAGTCGCTGTAATCGTTTTTGAAATATGTGCCGTCAAAAACTCCAAGTTCAAGCATTTGAAGTGGTGTGAGTAGTGGTTTAAATTCCATAACATGCGTCCATTAAGTTTTTATAAAACTTGAACATATAATTTAATTCCTTTATCAATTTATGTAACTATTATACTACAATGAAAGCGAAATGTCAACGTTTATTAATTAATTTCCCAGCTGTTAATTATTTTTAAGATATCTTCTTTTGTTCTTAGTGTATTAATTTTGAACTGCTCTTTGTATATTTCAATAAGATCATCTTCAGCAATTATTGCAGAATTAGTAATAGTATCTCCCATATACTCTTGGCAAATATCTGTGACCCTTTCTTTTGATACTAAATCTTCGGCATATCTTCTTATGTCGTAATTAGAACCACCTAGATTAATGTCGTCAACTGGTACTGAGTATTTCATTTTGAATGTTGCTGTTGCTTCAACCAATACGTATTTTTTACTCATCACCTTTCTCCATTTTTAATTTATTTTTAATCTGCCATTCTTCTTCAGACCCTGGCATGCGCCAGGACCATATTGCACCTGCAGACATGAATATTGCAGCGTAGATGCATGCTTTCAAGTTATATGTTGTGAACCACATAATTGCTAAACTACTAGACATCATAGCAACCATGCCATATTTTGCCTTTGTTGGAAATATTTTCTTGTCTTTAAAGTTAACAAGGAAAGGTCCAAATTGTTTATGATTGTATAACCAATTGTGCATCTTCTTGCTACTATTTGCAAAACAGTACGCAGCACCAACAAGCGGAATACTAAAGGGAATGCCAGGCATAACAACACCAATATACGCTAAACACAACAACATTATCCCTGATATAAACCACAACTTTTTGCGTATATTCATTTTTTATCCTTAGACCAATTCAGGTTGAGTTCAGTCATTGTTTCAGGACCGAATATAAGTTTACCGGTAAACGGTTCAACTTGTGAAAGGTCAATATCAATATCGTTGTATTTTATAGTTACGTGCGGAGTATAGCCTTCAAAGTCCCATGAAGCGCCAACATCTCGTATTTCTTGCCATCTTTTTGGTAAAAAATCGGAATTAAATTTTAATACAACTGCGCCATCATCACCTAATGGTTCAACTAATCTTTTACCGCCGCTTATTGTCATTGTGTCTGTTTTAAGTTCAATCTCATCCCAATCAACTTTTTCACGAGAGAATGCGATTGTTACATGGAACTCACTTTCATCTAACATTTCATCAAATCCTTGAGACCTTGCCCATCCTATAAACTCTACAGAGTTAATCAATTGTCTACTCACATACAATGTTTTCACTTTCTATCTCCAATAATTTATTTTTTAATAATACTATTTCATCTTCAAGCGATGTTATGTAATCCTTTACTACAGAAGATACACATAGAGTTTGACAGCATGAATCTATCTCATAGTCACACTTAAACTTTAAGTCGCGTTTATCACGTTCAATTTGATTTTCAACATCGTTCACAGTCATAATCCCATAATATCACTTATTGGAAACTTGCTAAAAAAATCAGATTCAATTTCAATCTTAATAGTGTTGTGATCATAATATGCTTTATTATCTTGTCCTACGATAACAGGGAATGATCTTGCAGTTGGAAACATACTCTTAAAAAATTCCAAATCCATATCACCAGGAACATTCACAACAGTGAATGCTATATCTTTTTGCTTTAAGTATGCTTTAGTTGATACGCATTGTGAGCAGTAATCTTTACTATATACTGTATACATTAAAGTGATAATCCTTTGTTAATTTCGTTTTTAGTTGTTAATCTCATTTCAATCCTTTATTTTTATATGGTGACTTTTCAAGTATTTTTCTTTAGTGTAATTTTTGGTCAATACACACCGGATTCTAATTGCAATTTGTGTTTTTCTACAATTTTTTCTTGTATATAATATGCAAGATCTTCATCAATAATGTTTTGTGCGTAAAATTCAATCATTGGTTCATATCCTAACGATTTTAGTTTTTTAATTTTAGCTGTCTTTCTATTATTGCCTTCTTTTTCTAAAGCTGTTTCTTTAAAATGAGAAAGAGCCCTGTCATCTTCACCCTTTCCAATATAGAAAGGTTCTTTAGTTATTGGATCAATTAATGCATATACATAGTAAATAATTTCAGTCTCTTGTTTATTTTTATTTATAAAGACTTCGTTATTTAAATATGTAATGTGTTCGCCAATGTCAATACAGCCATAAGCAAATATATTATATTTTCTATTGTCTAGAGTTGGAGTAACATCAACTAATATATCACCTTGCCCCAATACACTATGTTTAAACGCATGTTTAATACCGTGAGAATCAGTAGCAAAATAGTAACCCAGTACTGGATTAGAACTTGCGTTGTGATGGCACTGAAAAACTTCAGCGCCATCTTCTGGTTGTATTAATATTTCTTCAATTCTTTTGCATCCAATTGCTTTTGCAAAATCGATGTAATCATTAAAGTCACCAACTCGGTACATTATAAAGATAATCCCTGTAACTTTTCTGCTGTCATATCTTGATTAACGCCACCGATAACATAACTAGATATTTGTGTCTGTTGTGGTGCTACTTGTACATTACCACCACCAATATATTTTTCAGTCCATGGTAACGGATTTGTTTGTTGAACATGATAAGGAGACGTGTAACCTAAAGATCTCATACGTCTCGTTACAATCCATTCAATATATTGCACCAAAATGTTTTCACTCAAACCCAACATCGAACCATCTTTGAATAAGTATGAAGCCCAATTTCGTTCTTGATCAGCAGCTCGTATAAACATTGATTGAATATAGTCGTGACATTCTACAGATATTTTAGCAAAATCTGGATCTTCTTTTACAAGATTTTTTATAATCATCTGTGATGCTGCTAAATGTGTATTCTCATCTCTGGCAATTAGTTTAATAATCTTTGCGTTGCCTTCCATTAATTTATTTTCAGCAAATGCCCAAGAACAAGCAAACGAAACATAGAAACGAACGCCTTCTAATATGTTGATTGAATTGATTGCATACCACAATTTCTTTTTTAATTCGTATAAATCAATTACAAATTCTTTACCATTAATGATATGAGTACCTTCACCTAGTAACTGCCACCATTTACTTGCTTCAATAAAATCATCGTAATATTTTGATATACTATCGCCACAATCTAATATCTCGCTAATATCCAACATCGTGTCGAACACTTCACTTGGATTAGGATAAATGTTTCTTATAATATGAGTATAAGATCTTGAGTGAATAGTTTCCATAAATGCCCAAGTCTGAACTAGTGGTTCTATTTCGGGCAACGACGCAATAGGTATAAAAGTTTCTGTTGGACCTCTACCTTGTACACTATCTAATAATATTTGTCTTTTTAAATTTGCAGTAAATATATGTTTTTCTTTATCAGAAAGATTAACAAAATCAGACTTGTCTTTTGTGATATTAACTTCTTCAGGTCTCCAAAAAAATCCAAGCATTGTATTAGTTAATTTTTCTAGCGCTGGATATTTTACTTCGTCATACCTTGCGATGTCTACCCTCTCACCGAAAAAAATATTCGATGAGAGGTGCGATCCTGCCCTTTTCTTAAATACAGACATTTTTATTCCTTAAATTTTACAAGCGCCGTCTGCGCAATCTTCGTCTTCAGATTCGATTTCACCAGCCGAATCAAATGTGTTGTTATAATATAATTGTTTTCCGCCGTATTTGTAGAACGAAATAACATCTTTAATAATGCGAGACATTGGTACTTTGCCATCTGGAAATTTCTCTGGGTTATAACTAGTATTAACAGAGATACCTTGGTCAATATACTTTTGTAATACAGCACATATTTGAAGATAACCTTCAGGATTTTCTTGATCCCATAGTAAGTCATATTTATTCTTTAACTTATGATATCCTGGAACTACTTGAGCCATTATACCGTCTTTACTTTGTTTATGACTTACGAGTGCTCTTGGTGGTTCAATACCGTTTGTACTATTTGAGATCTGGGCAGAAGTTTCAGCTGGCATAAGGGCCATTAAAGTACTATTACGAATACCATGTTCTTTAAGTTGTTCACGTAAACTAGACCAATCCATTCTTTCAATATGCGGTACTAATTCATCAACATCTTTCTTATAAGTATCAATTGGCAAAATACCTAGGCCGTATTTGGTTTCGTTGTTAAGTGGAATCTTACCCTTTTCAATAGCAAGATCAGCGCTTGCTTTAATGAGAGAATAAGACCATGCTTCAGCGTATTCATCAATAACCGGTAATGCTTCTGCATTATATTTTAAGCCGCGTTTTGCAAGGAAGTAAGCAAGATTTATAATGCCGTTGCCAAGTGGACGTCTGTTCATTGTTGAATTTTCAGCAGCTATTACTGGATAATCTTGATAATCTAATAGTTCGTCAAGAGCCCTTACAATCAAATCACTATACTTTGCAAACTCTGAGGGGTGATTGATCAAACCCCAATTTATTGCAGCCAATGTGCACAGAGAGATCTCTCCGTCTGGATCGTTGATGTTATCCAAAGGCTTTGTTGGCAATGTCACCTCAGCACATAAATTACTCATTCGAATAGGCGCAGCTTCTGGTAAAAATGAGCCATGAGTATTTGCGTGATCTACGTTCATCAGATAAATTCGACCAGTATCTTTACGTTCTGATAAGAATTGGACAAAAACATCCATTGCTTTCATTGTCTTGGTTTTTAAAGTTTTATCATTTTCATACTTAACATAAAGTTCAGCAAACAAATCTTGGTCTGAATAGAACGCATCATATAAATCAGGAACATCATTAGGACAGAACATAGTGATATTGCCACCAGTAAGTAGACGTTCATACATTAATTTATTAAACTGGAATGCATAATCCATGTTACGAACACGATTTTCATCAGTACCTTTATTGTTTTTAAGTACAACTAATTCTTCAAATTCTCTATGCCAAATTGGCAGATAAGTAGTAGCTGCACCTCCGCGAATACCTCCTTGACTGCAACTTTTAACTGATGCTTGGAAGAGTTTAAGGAATGGAATTTGCCCTGTATGCACAGTTGAACCATCTCCAATACTTGAACCTAAAGCTCTAATACGACCAGCTCCAATGCCTATCCCCGCTTTCTTAGAGATATATTTAACAACAGCACTTGATGTTGCACTAATAGAATCAAGACTATCACCAGATTCAATCAATACACAAGAACTAAACTGACGAATTGATGTGCGCACACCACCCATAATTGGAGTTGGTAATGATAAAAAGAATTGTGATGTTGCGTCATAAAAATCTTTAACATAGCGCATCCTTGTATCTTCTGGATAATTAGAAAATAATGTAGCTGCAACCATCATATATAAAATTTGTGGAGTCTCATATATTGTTTCAGTATTACGATTCTGGACAAGATATTTTCCGCGCATTTGTTCCATTGCAACATATGTAAATTCGTCATCTCTCGCATGTCGAATAAATGAATCTAATTTATTGATTTCTTCACTTGTGTATTTAACCAATATCTGATCATCATACACACCTAGACCAACGTTAATGTCAATTACTCGCGATAAAGCCCAAGGTTCGTATTGACCGTATACTTCTTTGCGCAATTTATAATTAACTAATCTTGCAGCTAGGAATTGATAATTTGGAGTACTTTCTGATATTAATTCAGATGAACTTTTTATTAATAGTTCGTGAATATCGTCTGATGGAATTCCATCGTATAATTGCAAATTAGCTCGTAGTTCAACCTCGGATATTGATATACCAGTTAAACTGTTACTCGCCCACTCTAATACTCTGTGTATCTTCTCAAAGTCAAGTGGTTCTAATTGACCAGCTCTTTTTGTAACGTTAATTACACTCATTTTTTCTCCAATTTATTATTATTTGATTCATACAGCCATTGGTGCTTTTATTGCTTCGTGGCTATTATAACACAAAAGCTTGAACATGTCAACGTCTTTTTGCTGAAATCCACTATATAATCTTGACTTTAGACTAAAGTTTTCATCTATTTCTAGAGTTGGCATATCATATGGTTCACGCAGTAATAATTCTTTTACTTGCTCGACGTGATTCACGTAAATGTGAGCATCGCCAATTGAACATATAAGGTCACCAACTTCATAACCACATTCCTTTGCAAGTATATGAGTCAACAAAGCATAACCAGCAACATTAAAAGGATTGCCTAAGAATAGATCGTTAGATCTCATGTTAAATTTGCAGCTGAGTCTATCAGAAGTTACATTGAACTCAGCTGCATAATGACATGGTGGTAATGCCATCATGCCAATCTCACCGACATTGAACGCAGATAATATATGTCGTCTTGAACTGGGATTATTTTTAAGACTGTTAATCAGTTGAGCAATTTGATCATATTCTTCACTAGTCTGTCCATTATACCAACTGCGCCATTGTGAACCATAAACAGGACCTAAACTTTTTATAAGATCTGTGTTTGTGTATCCCAATTCTTTACCTTGTTTATCTGCGTTATCTGTCCATATAGTTTTTTTATTTATTAACTCTTCTCTTGGTTTATCATACAGTATTTCAGCAAGTCTACGTTCATCTTCAGAACCTTCAAGCATCCAAAGTAATTCGCTTACGACTGATTTCCAAGCAAGTTTCTTAGTTGTAATTGCTGGAAAACCTTCACTTAAATCGAATCGCATATCATAACCAAATACACTCAATGTGCCTGTACCAGTTCTATCTTTCTTATATGTACCATTATCTAGTACGTATTGCAACATTTCTTTATACTGTTTATCCATTATTTATTTCTCCTATATGTTAAGAAAGAATAATCATCGAAGTGTTCTTTCCCAATAATTTCAAATTTATCGTATAGTATCGAGGTATCAAAAAACGTGTCACAGTCATGAGTATCAAATATCATCGTCAGGAATACATTATCAACGTGCAACAACATTTGATGATATAACTTAGCGCCACCAATAATCCATACGTTTTTATTACTATGGTTTATTATTTCAAGGTAATCCGGCCAATTAACTTTCTTAGGTGTATCACCTTCAGAAGCATCAAGAATTACATCAGTATTATAAATCCAATTAATTTCGTTGGGTATATCGCTATATTTGCCATCAAGAATTACGTCAATATGATATGGTTCTATTAGTAAATCACTATTCCTAGAACACACAACAGTTTTTCTACTCTTTAAAGGTTTAGGAAACTTAGGATCGTTCCAAGTATTTCTACCCATTACAACAATATCGTCTTTAGTTAACATCTTGAATCTTTTTAAATCTTCAGGATAATACCAAGGTAGTGTTCCATCTTTACCAATACCACCTTCAAGATCAATTGCTAATATCATATTAATCATAACTACGTCTTTCTCCACGCCGAAAATTTAGCTTCTGCTGTTAAACCAAAATATGTGTTTTCTTTTATCAGTTTTCTTGGGCTTTTGACACCATTCAAAAACATTTCGTTAATATCTTTACCAGGAACATTATCTGGCCATATACATATCTTATAACCAGATTTTATAATCTTTGTCATAAGCTTATGTATTTGATTATTGCGCGGTTCAGAATCAAACACAAATACTGCATTTTCTATATTTTCAAAACCCCCAATATTACCATCTGCGCCTGCCATGGCAACGGAGTTTTCTATAAACATACTATCTAAAGCTCCTTCAAGTATGAAGTATTCACGATTAAAATCAACAGTGTCTAATCCAAATACTTTAGGTCTTTCATCGAACATTATAGATATATATCTTATTCCGTTAGGATCAAAACCACGAGCTGAACAACCAAACATTTTACCATCTTCGTCAAGAAATGGTATGACTAAACGAGGTTCGTCTTTTTTAATATTAGGAAACTTGTCTGGTATGATCGTGTTAATCCAGGCTTGAAATTTCTTAGCAAAATACATGCGATAATGCTGGTTAGTTGGAATCTCTCTACGATTGATATATCGTTTTATAGGATGGTTCCACTCTAATTGGCTTATCTTTTTGATTTTCTTTAAGGGATCAACAGGTTTTTCTTTATTGAATTTTGGTGCAGTGAACATATCGCCAGTGATTGTGCGTTCTTTTTCTTTTTTAGAATTAGAAGTATTCTTGCTCATGAACTTTTCGGCAATATAGTCGTTGAATAACATATTGTCTTGACTTTTAAGAAATTGATTAAAGGACCTACTACCACAACCATTGTGACAATAGAAGTAAAAGCCATTATTCTTTTCTATGAGCCATCCACGAGTCTTAGACTTGCTTTTTTCAGAGTCGCCACATATAGGACATCTAAAATTAATCTTATATGGTGCGTGGGATTTTACTCTATAATTGTCAAGTCTACCAGCAAGCAATTGAGCATATTTTATTTCTACAAAATCAATCATTCATTATACACTTCTTTAGTTGTTTCTATGATTGTTGTATTGTATCACAGTCAACTATATATGTCAACGACTATGTTAAATTATACAGTCTTATTCGTTTTTATCGTAGATACATTATAACATAGTATAACTAAAATGTCAACTTTATTTCATCAATTTTGTTTTTTCACTGCTTGAACGCGTTGTACCAACCCAGTATGCTATTGAGTCACCCCATTTTGCTAACAACGTACCGAATAGTAAGTTTGCTATGTTTTTGTTATCAACAGGAATATCCATTGTAAATAACATATAAGCGCCACCGGCAACCATTCCTGTTAGTGCTATACATATTATCATTGGCATCGGATTATGTTTGTGCGAATTACGGGCACTTTGTTTGTCTTGAAGTTCGACATCAAGAACTTCGAAAGCATGCTTTCGAATATCTTTTTCATTATCAATTTGAAATTTTCGTAGTTTTATTGCAGCTTCCGGGTCAGTTTTTAGCGCTAATGCGATAGCGTCGGGGGTATTATCTACACCTAATGCATTTGACACCATTGAACCTATGACTGTACCAGCTGGACCACCAATAGCAGTACCAACTAATGGGGCAATATTACCAATGACACCTTTTATATCTGACCAATTCATAATTGAACCCCGCGTTATTTAATGTATTACACCAATATCTTTCTTATCTATTGCTACACCGCCTACTGCTAATTCACCGTCTGGTAGCCTGATTATAAACTTATAAACAAATATCTTTTTAGGAACACCGTTCTTGGTTACCATAATTTGTTCTATAACCCGCATTTTCTCAGTGCTTAAAACCATAAGATCATCTGATAAATATAAACTAGCAAGTTCATCACTATGTATATCAAAATCAGTCTTGCCAATGTATTCATTTTCCGTATAACCAAAGTCAGCAGTGTAGTGTTGGTTTATGAGAGTCATTTCAAATAATCCGTCTTCTTTGCGGAATCTTTTAATCCAAGCTGGAAATGGTAGAGAGTCTAAAAATTCAGACATCAACACAGTTTCATCAACATTTGATCTAACTCTAGTTTCTAAATTTATTATCTTTATTTGAGCATCTAATAGTAAACCTCTAAGTTCTACTATTTCTTTACTCTGCAATTGCACTTGATGTAAAGCAGTTTTCATTAATGCGCTCTGAGTAGTATCCTGACTAGTCTTGAACGCAAATAATGAACCTGATAACGTAACAAAATTTGTAATAATGACAATAATTAAAGAAGATATATCTAATCTACGTCTTGGTTTAATATCATGTTCTTCTGACAAGTTGCTCTCCTGAGTTTTTTCAACTCTATATCTTATAGAACCTAACAAGTAACTTATATACATTATTAAAATTAGTTAGTACTTAATTTACATATTCGTAATATCAATGATGAAGTTATATTCTAGTGCGTCACTAAACGAAATCTTATTTTTAGCTGTTTTAACAGAATTTGATAGTGCTAAGTGCACTTTTTTGATGTACTATTTAATTCAACACTATCAAATTCACTGAACATTACGTTGTAGTTCTTATCAATTTATTGCTCTTTTTAATAGAGTAATTATTTTCTTAGCAACGCAATGTTGAGTTATTATCAGTAGATGTTGTAATTGTTTCGCTTAACAATTCATTTTTTGTTAGAATATTCTTCGAGTTCATCTTCATCATCATCATCTTCGAGTTCATCTTCTTCAGACTCTTTAGCTATTTTCTTTCTTTTTTCTTCAAGTTCAATAGATATGCGATCACGCATTTCTTCTTTAAACGATTCTTCCATTTCAAGCACGTTACCTTGAATTGCGTGTGCAATTATTTTTTCGATTGACATTTAATGTTCTCCTAAGGATTAATATTACTAGTTATTTATAATTTTCAAGGCGCACCATTAGACGTTCTGCTCTGTTTGGTACTTGTTTATGCCAACGACTATCTCGGCCTTCGATTGCACTTTGAGCCCAATCGTGAAGTTTTAATTGGATTATCATGTTTTTGAATTTTGATAGGCGGGTTCTACCCATATTGAACATCATATTCACTAGAATTTCTTGTACTTCACCAGGAAAACAATGCCAATAACCATCGAATAATATCTCACATTCGCCAATCATCTTATCCAAATCTGAGTGGAATACTTCCCACACACGAACTTCACTAACTAGAGTTCCAACAAACTCGCCAAATTCTTCGTCTGTCGACACGACTAAATGACCAACACCGAATGTGTGATAACCTAAGTGATCTAAATACGTGTGATACTTTACGCCTTCGTCTATTTTTAATTGTTCAAATAGATTTTCTTTATTTTTAGGTTTCATTTATTTCTCCGCATCACATCCTTTAATTTCTTTTTTGGCTTGGGCGGTTCACCGTCTGGTCCAACACCAATACCAGCAATATTACCAGAACCAGCTGATACTGTAGGTTCTTCATTAATCTTTTTTTCATTTAGCTTAAAATAATCGTTGACATTTTCCGCTTCTATGATATAATGAGTATAACATCTATTAAATTTAGCTACTGATCTATGTATTTGATCATCAGTTATATCTTCGGTCAATAAAGTATCGTCACTAAAATGATTCCATTCTCTTATTAACCATAATGCCGCTGAGTACGAACCAAGTTTGCCATTCCCTGGGAGTTTAGCTAATAAATTTTTAATATTTAAGATCATTAATTCTAAAACGCCAAATGCGCTTTTTTCTTTTTGTGTCTTTAAATCCTTTCTTTTGATAAGAATTTTTCCATCTTTATCTATTATGCCTTCTTTATAGGCATCCCAGTTAACGAACGATTTTGTAAGTTGTCGTATAAACTTATAGACTAAAAATAAATCTACCATTTGTTATATTCCCTTTAGTGTATTTACGATATGCTTGTCTGAATCAATAGAAACTTTTGCTATACTTAAATTCTCATATTCAACAACGTTTGGCATATAATTTAAATATTCAACAAACGGTAATAAATACTCGTGATATTGATGCAGCTTAAAAAATAACATTTGAGTAGCTTCAATTCCAAACACATTGTAAATAACTATAAGATGATTAAGAATTAACCTTTCTTTTAAATCTTTTTCTTGTCTATATCTTCCGAAAAGTTTTCTAAGATATTGAAATCTTTTTAAGTCTTCTTCAAATTCAGCAACGTCAGTGCAATGAGGATTATCGTAATGCTTCATTGCATATAAAAGAAAGGTTTGTTCTGTCAATTTCATAGTTATTATCTATATAGTTTTTATTATATAGTTATTTATTAACTATCTGCAACTATAGCATCTTCAACTGCAGTATCACCAGTTACACCAACATCTAGACCAGTGTCTTCAGCAGCAGTAACTTTCATTACAACTAACGGTTCAACTTTTTTACGAGTGTTACCATTTTGGTCTACATATTCTGAATACGTATTCCAACCCGGAGTTTTAAGACCTTTTGATCTGTTAGCTGAAACTACTGCTTCGTTAGTATCAATGAATACTGTTGTAGCTACTTCTGTGTCTGTTAAGTACTTTGGAGCATCTGCTAAAGTATCAGTTTTTCCCCATGAAGCCATTTGTGTTTCCTCTTTATTATTGTTAATTATTAATCTATATAGCTATTAATGATATCTACAGGATAACTATCCATGTTATCTAAATGTTTCTTAAGTAATTCTTTTTCGCCTTTAGCAATGAGTGCTGCTGCTTTAAGCATGTCACTTTTATCAGCACCACCTTCAGAACTTGCAAACTTGATTAGTTCTTTATAATCACCAATAGCAGCTTCTAATACAACAGAACCTTCTTCAAGATCGACAACATCTACTACTTTATGACTTTTAAGACCATACGATCTAATTTCTTTGCGAGCTTCGCTAGCAGAGCCATAATCTTTACTATGAACTTCACCATAATTGTTGACTATAGCAAATTCTTTACCACCGACGCGTGACGAGCCTCGCATACTTTTAGTGTTACCTTGCGACTCTTCCATTGTTTTTTTGATTAAGTCTTTAGCATCAACGTTCATTGAACCAGTTCCAACTTTAACCATAACTTTGTCGCCATTCATTCCACCAACAACACCACTAACTTCAGGTTTTGCTAGTGCATCGTATGATTTTGCATTCTTAACAGTAACTTTGTCGCCTTTCTTAAAACCTTCTTCAATTTCAATGGATTCTTTGACTACAACATACTTCATACCATAATGTTTCTTCTCACCTGGAGATAAAACTTTATTCATTCTTTTGGCATACGCAGCAGCTTCTTCTTTGGTATCAAATTCTCTACCTTTCGATTTACCGCCGCCAATTGAACCGCCTTTCATACTAACAGTAAAACCTTCTTCAATTTCAACAGACTCCATTACAGAACCTTTGCCTTTATTAGTATCCCACGTATGTGATTTATTACGGCCTACTAGTACTTTAAATTTACCGTTAAAGTATGATACATTAGAGCCAGCTGGATCAAGAGCAGCGATCAACCATGACTGCAAATCTTTATATTGAGCTTCTTGTAGTTCAACGGATTCTTTCTTAATTTCTTTACCAATTACTCTACGACGATTTTTTAAATATTTGTCTGACTTATCTACATCGCCATCGTTATCAATATCGGCGTCGCCTTTACCGACAGGATCCATTCCATCGCCATCGTCGAGTTTATCAGTAACTTTTGCTGTTTTAGCTTCGCCAAGCGTATTATTAACAAAATTTGCTATCAATGATTCCGTTTTGTATTCAAATGACATTCTTTTTCCTTTATATTGTTTAATTTATACTCTTATTTATATCTATATAATATTATCTGTATTATTTCTGTAAATCTAAACTTTCATTTGGGTATATTTATCACTTTTCTAACTAATATGTTTAAACCTTACTCGCCATAGCGGGTTTAACGGCGTATCCTTTAGATGCGCCGCCTAAAGAGTCGTAATAATCTAGTGCACGACTAGTTGTCATTGGCTCTTTGTTAACAACCTTACCGTCTTTAACAACGTTAAAAGGACCTTTATAACTAGTTTTAGCTTCTTCAATGTCTAAAGTTTTAGGATAACCCTTTTCGCCTGGTTTTGCTGGTTTTTCTCCACGTTTGCGTTTTGCTCGAATGTTAGCCCAGAGTCCTGGCTTCTTTGCTTCATCAAGAGATTCGTTATATAAAACTTTAACACGCCTGCTTCCGTGGTTATCATACAATATAGCTGCAATAATATCTGCTTTACTGCCAAGGTCGTAACCACTAGTATCGAGACTGTTATTAGCTTGATAGATTCTTTTCAAATCTTTAACTGATTTACCTTTAAGTTCAATGTATTGCTTGTACAATGGAGATTCTTTATTGATTGCTTCATCAAGAGATTCTTTTATTTTTTTTATTTCTTTAGCGTCTTTAGTGTATACGACTAGTTGACCGCCGTCATCTTCTAAATCTAAATCAAGTTTGCGAGCAGAAAGATTACCATATTCACCTTTAAGGATTCTTCTTACATATCCGACTTTACCTTTACCGAATCCACGAATAACTTCAACTTTAGATCCAATCTTTTTTGCTTCTTCCAATGATTCATCAATAAATTCTTCTACTGCTTCTTGCAAGTTAAATATGTCTTTTAAATTCATCGCTTCGTCTCCGTTACTTTCAAAATGAGTATTATGTTTTTCTATTACTTCGTCAACAGTCTTGTTTTTTGTCTTATACATTTTAAAGCGTTTGTCGAATTTCATTGTGTTATTACTTGCCATCATCATGTGTGGTCTTTTCATAACTTTATCTATTCTACATGCTTCATCGAGTATTCTATCTTGTAAAAACAATTCAAACGTTTCGTTAACACTTTCTTTTTTATTTTTGTTTGAAAATCTATCTTTTTCATTCTGTTTTACGCTAGGTAATAATTTTCTAGATAGAACACTAATTTTTGCTGGACCCATTTTCTTTAATTTGTCATCGATAGCTTGTCTTTGTGCAAATCCTAATTCACCGTAGCCTTTACCTTTAGCTAACTTGTCTTTCATTACACCGATTGCTTTTTTGCGAGCTCGATCTTTTAATTTAGATAATGGTGCTTTTTTCTTTGCTGCTCTTTCGCGCCCACGTTTAATTTTAGGTGCAAGTTTCTTCATTAATATAGCACGTTTTCTGCGTTGTTGGTTATTAAGCGCTTCATAAATAGTTTCTTCTGATATATTCATACCAGAACGAACAGCATCAAATACTTCTTTAGCGTCTGATTTGAGTTTGTTTGGAAGACCACTTTTAAATGAATCAAAGTCATTTTCTACAGCTGAAGTTCTCATCTTAGATGCTGACATACCCTCAACGCCTTCGCCATCAGGATCTCGTTCACCTGCAGATTCAATTCTAATAGAATCAAAAGTATAATCCTTTCCGTTATATTTGTTTAAAAGTGCTTCGAAATCTTTAACTCGGTCAGAACCAACAACCATTACAAGATTTTTAAATTTATCTTGTAATTCTACTGCAACTTGTATAATTGTTTTAGAATTAGTTTTAGTAACTACTCTACCGAATGCTTTTTGGCCGAATTTTATTTTTTGGTCATACGTTAGTGGATTTTTATTCTTGTCATTGGATTGAGATAGGAATACTAGTGGTGTACCTTTAGATTTAGCAGCGACTTCTAATACTTTATTAACGAGCTTTTCGTGACCAACTGTGATTGGATTCATTCTTCCAAAACTAATTACAACAGTATCTTTCTTCTCTGCTTCGTTTAAACTTGGTTTTGTATTAATGAATTTTTTTGGGTTAAACTCTTTTCGAGATTTAGTATACCCTTTTGATTTTTTAGTTTTGTCCATTGGACAGTCGCCCCTTTAAATAATTTAATCGTATTTTAAACTATTTATAATTTTATAGAAAGGACTGAATGAATTGATAGTTCTGTCGAGGAGATTCTTCATCTCCTCGACACGCGATTATATGTTTAAACTACGATTATATTTACCATACTTCAATCCAACCCAAAGATGCCCACACGTCTTTATCGACATCAGTAGTTGCACCGGCAATTAAAAACGTTTGTGAAGTGTCTCCCAATATTGTTGTTGTTTTCCTGCCAATCTGAGATATAGCCTTTGAAGGAAATGTTAGAGTTTCACCCATTGTTTTTTCTGTTATCAATTTAGTGCTTTCAACAACTCCACCCGAGAACCCAGATGCTGTGATGTTATATTCTAGCGGCGACTCAGCACCGATACTTACCCACGTACCACCAGTTACAGTAGCATCAGTGATGGTACGAACAAACAAATCAGTCTTATCAAACGAAGCCGCTGCATATTCATCAGGAATAACAACTGAGCTTAATGCTGTTGTTTTCAAACGTACTGCAACTAACGGGTAAAATGTGTTTGCCAAAGCGATAGCGTTTCCCGTAGTCGGCAACGAAACGCTTTGGTGTTTGCCAAAAAGCTTAGCCGTACCTTCAGTTAAGAAAGAGTGCGAACCTTGGTACATGGATACGGGATTAGTTGTGCCATCAACATTAGTAAATTCGTATCTAGTAGGGAGTGTTCCGCTTTGCGACCAAGTGTAATCGCTGTTGTTTGAGGTGTTTTGTTGATGTACAGAATGCGCATTGTTATCAATAACAAATTTGAATTCAACTTGTCCAGCTCCATACCATTCATACTCAATAACAATTAACTGAATCTTATTAAGATCAAGAGTAATTCCGCTTAGTCCAGTACCATCTAATTTATCGCCATTCCAATTATCACGGGAAACTCGTTCTTCTACAGGTCCACCGGATGTATTTCTACGAATAACGCAATACAAGTCAGTACCGTTAGTTTCAAAGTACGCACCATTTAAATCATCAAACACACCAACCCTGCGCGTAGTACCTACAACATCGCCTAAAATGGTACATAGAGTTGCTTCGTTTGCACGACCAGGTAGATAACGCTGCACTCTTTTAGTTTGGCGGATAATTGAACTTCCAGCTGTGTTTCCAACCGACATCTCTACCATACCAAGATATTCGTCGTGAGTACTTGACCCGCCACTAGTGGCTATTTCGTCGAAATCTTTGTCGTTTTTACTAAAAGGGAATGTGGAAAAGTCGATAACTTCATAAGTAGAAACTTTTCTGCGATTCTTTGATGTGTGTTGAACTGTATCATCATCAACTGATAAAACCGTTTTACCAAAACTAGTTGTTGTACTACCTTGAATTTTATTATTGAATGCATAACTCATATTATTCTCCATCCGTCTCTATAAATTAATGAAATTGAACCGTTGTTAATTTGTAAAACAAAGCCGCCAGAATCGTTATCTACAGTACCTGATACTGTTATTTGATTTGTTTCACAATCGCCGCTTTCGTCTTTGATAACCAATACTTTACCTGTAATAGGAGATACTGGTAAAGTTAGAGTCACTATACTAGCACGATTGACACCGACGTAGTAATCCGAACTAGATATTTGATATGATGAGTCGGTGACTAATATAGTTTCATGAATTGATTCTGTTACGCTTTCAAACGAAAACTTTCCAATTGCACCATTATATTTAAGGAACCGACCATCAGAAATAGATGATCTATCTACATCGTCTAGCATGCGAAGATTGACTTCACCACCGCCACTAATAGTGGATAGTTGTGTCTGTACTCGTTGCAGCAACAGCCTATAATGATCATTCATCTGTTCTTGAGTTACAAAATTTGTATATCTTAACGGATCATTCCATCGTTGAGCTTCAATATCTTCCAATACCGTTATTGGCCTTTGTCCGCCAATTCGACCAGCATATTGTTGAGCAACATTTTCTTCTATATGTTGCTCTTTTTTCTTAGCAACTTCATCAAAGGGGTTTGATTCCAAAATATGTTTAGATATGTTAGCCTCCTGAAGAAGAGATTTTAAGTCGTCTAATGCACTCATTTTTGCCACCCTTTAATATAATCACTTGAAAAGTTTGCTTTACTAAATTGTAATCTATCTACTAGTTTCAATGAATTCTTGCCGTAACGATCTATAGCAACAAAACCTTCTTGACCAGTAACTTCGTAACCTTTGTTTGTTTTAAGTAGAGTTTTAAGGCCATCTACTTTATTCAGCTTATCAATGATAACTAATTTAATATCAACTAGTATATTATATAAGATGAATACGTTCTCAATATCTTTTTGTTTAAATTTATTAAAGAACGATAATACAGAATTTTTTTTATCCATTTGAGCAGTTTTTCCTTTTAGAGTTTTACGCTTGTCTGCTAGTTTCTGATAATACTCTTCGATAAATTGAGTAAGTCCAATCATAAAAGCCGCAAGATCAATAATGCGTTCACCAGCTCTTATTTTACTATTTATATAAGTATTAACTCGAAGATTGAGTTCTGTATTATTTGAAAGTTCGTCCAAGACTGCTTTTTTAACGCGCGTAAATACTCTATCAGCATTTGATAACATCATAGTAACTTCATCAGTTTCCTGTTTAGTAAATGTAACTAAACCCGAAGAATCTTTAAATACAGCATCAACTGACCAAACAGAACCTACTTCTTTAAGATCGATTGCAATCTCTTTTCCAAAAGTTGCTGACAGTGTCTCAAAAGATTCTCCTCTGTAGATTGTATGCCAGACCACACCGATTTTTGATTTAAGGATTCTTTTAGCAAGATCGCTTTTCTTTGGTACCGCATAAACAATGGTATTAGGATGAAAAGTAATATGCGGTTCTCCATCAATATTATCTTCTTCAATATCATCGCTCGAATAGAGGAAATCACCTTGTACAACTCCTTTAATTCCAAGTTTACTAAGCTCTTTGAGCGCTATCGTAAATTTATCACGAAGTGCACCGCTCAAATCATCATTAATATCTTGTTGTGTTTTATAAACTTTTGGGTTTTTATTAAATAAGCCTTTCTTTGCAACGAAGAACTTTCCATCAGAAGGATCGATTCCAGCAAAAATAGCAGGCGATCCATCCCATTTAACACTTAAGTTAACAGTATCACTTGTACTACCAGCAAGCATATTACGAAGACTTTTGAAATAATCAATTACAGTTCTTACACCAGTAACACTACCATCAATTACTGAATCTTCTACGTGTTTCATATGAATGTTCTTAGATTCTATTATAAAATTTTTAAAACTATGCACTTAATTACCTTTTAACCTTCATCTTAAACCCTAATTTGTTTTTGGCTGCATATCCCGCCCAGCCAAATTGAAAGGTTGAATCTTTGAATTTATTAGTATTAAAGCTTATTTGTGTTTTTGTTACATCAACGTTAATTTGAATCAACGCAACTTGTCTAGCTACACGAGTAAGAGATTCTCTAATTTTTTCATCATTATTAAGAATTTTCCAAATAGATTCGCCTAAAGGTGATAAAACAAGCCTTAATCTATCATCAGCTTCTTTTATTCGGTCAGTAAGAACTGTATTTTGAACTAACCAGAATGGTTCTAAATTTCTCACTAAATCATGCTGAAATTCGAAATTATTAACAAAATCAAGAACAGTGTTTAAATTGATAATAGACACGTCAACATCCATAATCTCAGCAAGTGTTCTAATAGCTATAGTATTCATGTATTTATGAAGTTCGAACATCTGTTCTTTCATAGACATATTATTAACAATTTTAAAAATTGCTAGCGAATGCTCGTTAGTTAAATCTGATACTATGGCAGTCTTTATTCTGTTATTAATAGAATCGATGATATTTTGAACAGTAACTTTACCGCCACCACCAGACTTTACAGATATTGGATATGGAATACCTAATCGCATTCCGTAAAAATCTATTAATGCTTCGTTGCTTGCTTTAGGGAAATAGCTAGATCTAAAATAAAGATTAGTCTGAGCCCAAATCGCAGAAAGTATTTCACCAAAGTCTGCTGATATCTTTGCAAGATCTTTAGTTGAAAACGAATTAACGTGTTTAATTTTTGAACTTGTTGTATTAACTGCTTTTGCCATATTGATAAGTTCGCTTACAACACTCGCCTCATACTTTTTTTCTAAGTGTGGCTTAATTGTATTTATGATTTCAGAACGTGTCAAAGTCTTGCCTGCTAAGCCTAAACTATCTGGTGTTAAATCTTTAGTTCCGAATAGTTGAGCACCAGTTTTAGCAGCGCTCGACGAATTATTTACCCACGGTATCTCAGTACCAACAACTAGTTTAGTTGAAATATCTTTTGTGAGTTTTAAAATCATAGTTGGAAACTTAGATGATATTGGAGCTTTATCATAATGTATAATTTCTAAATTGTGTTTCTTAAGTATGTTTGATATTTCCAAATCAGTCCCAGCCATCGGAAAACGTATGTGATACGCTCCGCGGCTAGATTCAGTAAACTTAACATCTTTCAACGATTTTTTAATGTACGATTTTAGTTCTAGTTTTTGTTTTCTCAGACTAGCTTCAACAAAATATGATTCAGACATATCTTGAGTGAATCATATGACAAATATAATTCACTAAACTTTTAAAATTTATCATCAATCCACCTATGCTTATTTTAATAATTTACGACTGTAGTTATACAAGACCACCCGAGTTAAAACGACCCGGTTTATTACCACCCATTCTAGAACCAAAGTCACCTTTATCAAATGCAGGACCAGTATCTTTCTGTTGGTTAGCATCGCCAGTAGAGATATTCTGTTGTGCACTTTCTTCAAGATTATAAATCTTCATTTTTGATTTGTCTATTCCAACCAAGAATTTACGATAATGTGATAAGTCGCCCCAACGATTTTTTAGTTGCTTGATCATAAGTTGACCTAAATCATCAAGTGCTTCAGATGTAATTAGACCTAGTATGCAATCTGCAGTATGAGTGATACCCATAGACTCAGAAGTGTTCGTTAAATCGACATCTGAATTTCCATACCCATCTCTGTTAAACTGAGAAGATGTAACGACGGCACAATTAAATTCCATAGCAAGACCGCGAATTTCTTCAGCGATTGACTTGACTAATGTGTATGAATTTGCTGCTGCTGCTCCACGAACACGAGATGATGAGCATATGTTCAAGTAATCAACAAAGATAATATCTGGGGCAAAATTCTTTTTCATTTTCAATTCATTCAGTAAATGTCTGAAGTGACCGGCGTGAGCAGAACCAGTAGGATATTCTTTGATAATTAATTTACCAGTAGTCTTACTTTTATATCTGTTTAAGCGTTTTTCATAGACATCGCGTGGAATTTCTTTAACTTGGTCAATTGTGATATCCATCATGTTTGCATCAATACGTTCAGCAATACGTTCTTCAGCCATTTCCATTGTAATATACAGTACGTCCTTTCCGTACATCAGATGGTTTGCAGCCATATGACATTTAATTAACGACTTACCGCCACCAGTAGTTGCTAGTAATACTGTCATTGACTTGCGAGGTAGACCACCTTTGGTAATTGTATTAAGCAAGTCAATATCAAAGGGAACTCGTTCTTCTTTCTTATGATAGAAATCGTATCGACCTTCGTATTCTTCTAGATAATCATGACCAACGCTCGAGTCAAAACTGATACCTAGTGAGTCTTGTAAAAGTTTTGGTATTGAACCCTTACCTTCTTCAGTACCATCTTTAGAGCCTTCATCATCAGCATCTAGGATATTAATTGCTTTACGAATAGAGTTATAAAGATCTTTATTCTGGCAAAACTTTTCAGTTTCATCGAATAGAAATTGAGTATTTGTATCTTTATCAACTTTCAATTCACTGATAGAACTCATTATTTCAGAATAAGATGTTTCGTTTAAGTCTTTACGATTATCAATCGAGATTCGCAGAGCCTCCAATGAAGGAGGCGCCTTATATTGTTCAACATAATCGCGATAAGAATCAAAGATTTTACGGTGTGTGTTATCATCAAAATATTCGTCTTTAATAAAAGGATATACTTTTGCGTAGTATTCGTTATTATAGACTAAATTAGATAGTATCGTTGTTTCCATCATCTTTCATTTTTCCTGGTATAGTCAATTTATATTTACGTTCGATAAAGTTGTTAAATGTTTCGTTTTTAACAAGAGCTTCGAAGAATTTATCATCAGAACCTAAGTCTTTCTGTCTACGCTTAGGTTCAACAAGCTCACCAGTTTCTTGGTCAACAACATTATACCAGCCTTGAGTGGCGCCTTTTGCTATATGTCCAGATTCAATAGCTAAGTCAAACAATGCTGACCACTTTTGAATACCAGAATCATACAATACAGTGAATGGTAGTTTTGCTTTTTCACGAACAAAACGAGATTTTTCGATATTGATTGTAAATTTAAATCCTGCTAAATCAGTACCATCTTTTTCTTGAGACTTACTAATAATAAAGATTTGATTTGCTGAATAATAGATACCAGTATTGTGTGTTACTATACCATTTTTGAGTACATAATGTTGCTCATCATAATTTTCAGTTGCTATTGATAAATCATAAACCGGTTTTCTACCAACCTGTTTAACGTTAACTATTTTCATTTTGTTTCCTTATTTCATTAAGATATAGCTTTCTAGCTAGAGCAATTGTATCACTAAATAACAGTACAATCCATTCCAACAACTAAATCTTTAGCTTCAACCCATTCTTCGTTAACCAAGAATTTATGTTTATCTGAAACAGTTGCTTTAAATCCATCTTCAAATTCAACTTCATAACATTCTGGATTGCCATCTTCAAGTGTATCAGGGTTCCAAACATGACTTACAACTTTATCACCGTTTAGAGTAATAACTTTTTCGCCAACATTGAAGTCTTCAACATTCTTAAGACCATCTGGTGTTTGAATTTCTGTGCCTTCAACTACGCAACCACCAGATACAATATTCTTAGGAAACATACCAATTTCTTGATAGATATGATTAACAGCTAAACAAGGAATGTTTCTTGTAGTTAGCTTTGGAGTTATGATGCGAAATAAAGATTTAAGTTGCTTAGCACGAGTCATATCAGCAGCTGAGTTATCTTTCATAGCATCGTCAACTTCTTTCTTAGAAGCTAAGTTACCGATAGAATCGATCATGATGAATACACGATCTTTCTTATCAATCTGGTCTAATCGCTTAACGATATCAAATTTAAGCTGTTCAACATCTTCGATTGGAATATGTAGTACACGTGACGTATCAATATCAAAACTTTCTAAATAATCTGGTGTAATACCAAATTCTGAATCATACAACAAAGCAACACCATCTTTATATTTTTCAAGATATGCTTTCATACAATACAGTGATAGTAGAGTTTTGAAACTTTTTGATGCACCAGCGACAACAGTTAGACCTGGGATTAAACCACCTTTAAGTGAACCACTAAAAGCGATATTCACAATTGGTAATTCAGTCTGAATTGGTTCTTTTTCGTCAAAGAAAGCAGATTTATTTACAACACCAGCTTGTTTGATTGAACCGGATTTTAACATTTTATCTAAAAGACTCATTTACAAATTATCTCCATTGTGTATTTTTTGTAACCTTTCTACAAAGGCATCAAGTTTTTCAGTGCGATTAGGCCAGAATATATAATCTTTTTCTGGATTCGCTTTGAGATTTTTGATTAGTGGCATTATTGCTGCATAGAGCAATTCTGCTTTATTGTCGACAGTTTCTAGTTGAGCAGTGAGTTGTTCAGATTGCTTATTTGCAATCTGAACAACTTCCAATTCATCTTCGGAAACAGCATAAAAACCAAAATCTAATATTTCTTCAACGTTTTTCATTACTGTTTCCTATTATTAACCGCGAGCTAGATCCTTGAAGATTGCCAAGTCGTCGTCGTCGTCAGAGTTCATTTCACCAGCTGATTTAGATTCTTCAATTGGAGCTGAATCGGCAATACCGCTTAAATCTAATTCATCGCTTCCGCCAACAGGTTCTTGTTCTGCAGTTTTACCGAAGTCTTTATTATCGGCTTCGTCAAGTGCAAGTACACGGAACAATTTAGTCTTTAACTCAGCATAAGATTTAAACTTATTAGGGTCTAACAATGACTGAAGTGAATGTTGAGTTTTCCACAATTTTTCCATTTCATCATCATCGTCGAAAACAGAAGTAGGATCGTCAAACTCAGACTTATCATAATTAGGGTAACCTTCAACTAAACGAATTTTTAGTCGGAAGTTAGCACCTTCCCAAAAATCAAAAGGATTTACTGGTGATTCATCTTCAAAAGATGGGTTCATCAAATCATTCAGTTTATCAAAGATTTTTTTACCATACTGATAAAGAAATACTTTGCCCTCATTTTCTGGGTTAGCTGGATCTTTAACAACTAATACGTTTGAAATATACTTAAGACGTCGTTTCTGTTTACGAGCAAGTTCTTTGTCAGAATCAATACCAGAATTCCACAGCTTAGAGTTATATTCTGATACTGGGTCGTCGACGTTTAAAGTTGTAAGAGAACTTTCGATGTACCATAAACCAGTTGGTCCTTGGAATCCATGGTCAAACGTGCGAACAAATGGTAGTTCTTCACCTTCAACAGCAGGTAAGAAACGGATAATTGAAAAACCGTTACCAACTTTATCGCGAGTTGGTTTCCAATACTTATCAGCATCTGGATCAGCATATGACTTTTTAGTGATTTTTTCAAGCTGAGAGTTAAGCTTGTCGAGGGATTTTGTACGGTTCTTTTTTAGTGATGCAAATGACATATTTAATATTCTCCTGAATATATGGCGTTTTATAGTTTAGTATAGCAATTTTTAATATAGCTTAGTATGCGTTGTTACCAACGATATATTTATAACAAGCTAGTTGTAAATTACAAATTTTTTTAAAAAAATTTATCTTTGACGATTTGTTTGAATCGTTGTTCATCGTATCGCAAGAAGGGTTTATACTTCTTGGATTTTATTATTATATCATAAAATATAATTTTGTCAACTACTTTTTCACTCCAATATGAATATATATTAGACATATGAGCTAACATCGTAAATGTTTCAAGTGTTATCTTCTTTTGAAGCAATAATTTACCAATATGTGGATGTTGACCATTGTGTGATATAAAGTTAGATTGATAGTCATCTTTCAAATTACTCAAATCTGATTTGAAAACATGACCTAACGAATCTATCTTCTTTTTCCATTCAACATATATATTATAACCAGAATCATCCATAAGATCTCTTATCCAAGCGTCTGGATTAACAACCATGTTAGCTAGTATCATATTCTCATAATCAGGTTTATTTGCAAGTTTTGCAAAAAAGTATGCGTCATTGCGAGTTCTAAAAGTTTCAAAGTTTGCTTTGACTTTGCCATTATATTTGTGAAAGTCGTAGCTTTTTGTAGTGAAATGTCTTTTATACGCAAGATATTTCACATAACTATTGAAAGCAGTTTGGTTAATTAAATTCTGTGATGTCGATATCATCGTCATATACCATCCTAAGATTTATAGCTTCACTTTTAACTTTTTCGCGCAACACAGCAGATTTTTTAACTACACTAGCAACAACTTCAATTTCGATGTTGTTCTTTTCCGAATATTCAACAAGAGCTTCGATGTAAGGAATTCCACTTGCTATCATATGGGATATTTCATGATGTATTTTTTCTGGTGTTAATGCGATTACAGTCATAATATCTCCTTAGTTGTTCAAATAAGCTTTTTCCTATTTGATGTGCTATTATAACACAGTTATAAATAAATGTCAACGTTTTATTTAAATTTCTTCAAATAAAACGTTATTAATATATCTATCTTTAGCTTGTTCTGATATGCCCATAGCAAGTATAGATCTATGCAGGTGCTTATTCATCTTCTGATTTTCACAATATTTGTTAAGTTGAGTTTTAGTTGGTAAGGTAGTAATCATTTTAATATCATTGCAAGAAGCCAAATAAGCCTTAATAAGGTTAGTAGATAAACAAATCAACTGTTCTAACTCATCACCATAAGTGATAGAACCAGCAGCAACCATGTTGTCTGAGAATATTTCAGTAGCCCATTCAGGTAAATCTCTTGGTTTATTCCATTTAATATCCTTAACAGACGCTTTAAACAGTTCGCATAATGGATGAACTTGATCTTTTATAACAGGAGAAAAGTCAAAAAACGAACCACTTATTTTAGTTTTAGATGCAACTATATCAAAACCAAGAATAGGTAAGTTAACATTTTCTCTTGGAAATATATTGATATGTAGCAACCACATTCTACCATCGTTAATCGTTTTCAAATGACACTTTCTAATGTTATCACTACACCAGAAAGAATCAGTCCACCCATCGAATTGCTGATCATGTTTTTCGTTTATAAACGGTTTTAAATGATTATTAAACGTTTCGCTAAGACTTGATGCAAATGTATCAAGTTTATCCCAGAGTGGATTGATATCCATTATAGATCATCAACTTCAAAATCTTCACCTTCAAAATTATCAACTAATTCTAAAAATAATAGCTCTGCAAACTTAAAACAGACAATAGCTTCTGGGGCCATATCATTATTTAACATACTACGAAGATCTGTGATCAACTGTTTGCGACCAGTAAACTCATACATTGTACCAGAACCAGGGACTCTCTTTTTGATTATTTGACCACCATGTAAATCACCAAAATGCCGAACGTACAGATGAGCTAATAGCTTATCATGTTCTCCTTTTGCGCTAAGCTCGGTTATATGACTAATATATGAACTAACTGATTCGAGGTTTTCGGTTATTTCTTCAAGTCCATACTCATCTTCAAGTCCATGCATATCTTGCATTATATGAGAAGCTCGAAAAACAGTTTTAAGTTTTGACGGAATTGTCACTAACGACTCAAGTGCTTCATAAATCTCATACTGGGCCGAGAGATACTGGTAATATAGTAGTGGATTTATTCTTCCGCCTAATAATATTTCAGCAAAATCTGAGCCTTCTATATTATTATGATTCTCTTTGGTCAGTTCTCTTAAGTTTAGTGTCATTGTTATTTCTATTCCTATTTACAGTTGTATTTCATTGATAATAATCGCCATTTTTCTTTGCTTCACGTTTCCGATCAATCATAACTATAGATTTGTTAAACGTCCTCGCATGCTTTGCGACTAAGTTTCTTGAGTTTGGTTTCTTTTGTTTTGTTGTATTCATCTTTAACACCTAATATAAAAAATATAACGTAAAAACACGATGGAATTGATAAGATAACTTGTAATAATCCAGCTGCAGTATCAGTAGTTCGAACATAAGACGCTACTGATATTATTACAATTGCAACAATAAAAATTGAAAATCTAGTAACGTTAATGAATTTTGTTTTTCTTTCTGCAATCATCTAAACTTTTCACTTTTATTATTAATATGTTATTATAACACAACAAAAAGAAAATGTCAACATTTATTTTTAGTAACCGCCACTCTTAAACCAACCCTTACCTTTCAATTGAAATCCGCCAGTAGAGGTGATAATCTTTTTCAAATCTCCAGCGCATTCTTCACAGTTAGTCAATGCGTCATCTGACATACGCTGAACTGTGTCAATAACTTTTTTACATTTAATACATTCATATGTATATGTAGGCAAATGTCATCCTCCTTAGTAGATTGCTCGGATAAATTCATCGCTAACTAAGATGCACTTAACACCCTCTACTGTAACAGGTAATCCCTTAGCCCAATCAAGAGCAACTTTATTACCCTGTTCAATATCCTCAACCAATGAGCCAACTTCCAAGACTAACCCTGGTAATGCACCTGTTGTAACTCGCTGTGTTAAGATTATGCCACTTTCTGTCAACTTATCGTTTGTTTTTATTTCGGTTACTAGTACAAAATTCTTTAATGGTTTCATTATAATTTCTCTTTATTGTTGTTGTTTAATCAACTTTGGCTTTTTTCTTAGCTTCGCGTTTTTCTAATTTGCACGAACGTTTCTCTAGGCGCAGTAAAACTTCTTTACCATCCATCCACAAATCTTTATTATTAAGCATATCTTTGATTTCTCTTTTTGTTAAAAAACCGCAGTAAACATCTCTTAATAATTTAGCTGACCAACAGCGTTCATGAATTATTTGACTATACATTTCTCCACCTTTACCAGAGGTTTTTCCAGCATAGTTGTGGAACATAAACATTGTATGACTAGATAATTCGAATACATCAGCACTCAAGAATATCATTGTTGCCGCTGACATACAAGCGCCTTCAACTGAAGCAATTACAGTAGCCCGACACTCGCGCAAAACTCGCATCATCTGTATAGCAGCAAGTAGATCACCACCACACGAGTTAATATGTATATGTACTGTATCAGCTTCACTGCAGTTTCTAATTATATTAAACCATTCGACGTAATATTCTGGAGTTTCTACTGGTCCTGATAAGTAAAAATCATGAACAACATCAGTTGATCTGGAAGTAAAGAAATCCTTAGATTTGCTTGGCTGCAGTAAATCTAAGAAGTTATTATCAAATTTATTTTTTTTCATGTAGTTCCTTGTATCAATTAAACTTTACGACGACAAGCTTTACCGCGGCCATCTTTAGCGTAAAATTCGTTTTTAGAATTTTCAATTGCTTCGGTTGTTTCGTATAAATCTTTTATTATTTGCTGGTCAGTTACTTGCTCACCATATTGATATGTAACGATGCCATTTCCTTGAGTCCTAAAAGCACATAGAGCTCTAAGAGAGCATTCTTTTGCGTAATTAATTGATTCTTGTGCGCTATTAAAATGTTCTTCGTTATTGTTACCGTTGTTTTTTATTACCCATACTTTATACATGATATATTCCGTTTATTTATGCAATTTAAATGACACTATGTGCTGCTACTGAAGCAAATATCAATAACAGTATAAAACCAACTAAAAAGTACCAAGCAAATTTAAATATAAATAAGATAATGTTTAAAAATAATTTAACCAATAAGACCATTATTACTATAATTATAAAAAATAATACAAGAACTTCCATCTAACTATTACTCCTTGATTTAACTTATGAGACTATTATAACACCACTAAAAGAAAATGTCAACTATTATTTTAACAAAGATTCAAAACCTTGTTCTAAAGCAGCAGCTTCGATAATAGAGTTCATTTCTAATTCAACTTCATCATATAAACATGATATATAACCGCTACTGTAGTTGCCATAATTGCGAGAAGGAATTCCGAATATTTTGGCAAATTGTGCTGCTCTATTACAAAGACCATTGTTATACAGGTCATAGTAACAATTTGATGCTTTGCGAAATTTCTCAAGCTTTTTGTTTTTACTACGTGGGTTATCAACACAACCAGTAATTGGTATCAATTCGCAAAGCTCTTTTTGAGCTTTGTCATATTTTCCGTTATTGGCCCAATAAGTATTGTTGTTCATAATTTAATTCCTAATTTAAGTTTTTTAAAGGTTTATCAATTTATGTAACTATTATACTATAATCAAAGCGAAATGTCAACAGTTATATTGATACAAATTCGTATCTAATAAGAAGTGACTCTACAACTAAGTAGAAAGCCCAAAACGGTATGGAAAAAGCAATGAGGGTTGACCAAAAGCCCTTAGCCAACACAATACCCCAAATCCATATGATGAAGAAAATTATTTTTACAAAAACGATTTTGTTTGTTCTCTTTGTTCTCATTATTATTGTTTTTCCTGTGTTGGATCTGCTGGTAAATTCGTCCAATATGAAATATCAGACTTATAAAATTTGTTTCCATTTGTGTCTCGAAATGTGTGAGAGTTGCGGCAAAACTCTCCTCTTAATGTACCAATATGTTTACCGGCATAAAAGAGTATTGGAGTGTGAAACGGTGGTGTATTATCTTTAACACTCAGCCATTGTGTCTTTGTTAGTGATGCTATATACTTTTTCAATACTCTTATATCTTCATACAAGTTATATATAGAATTGCGAGACATCTCGGGCGATGTCTCGCAATTCGAAATCATGTTCGTCTGACCAAAGTTTTAAATTATCCATTTTTAGTAATCCACGCTGTTAATATATTAAACAAATGACTCAAGAACAAATCACACCAATTGCACCGCCGAGTATTAAAATATGTTGAGCTTTCTTTCTTTTTATTTTTTCAGCGGCTGTTAATACTTTTCGTTTCGGTGGGAATAATTTTCTATCTTCAATATAAGCTAAAGATTCAGCTCTACTCATATTATATAATGCAGCAGCTTGTTTTTTTCGTTGTGAGTTTGAAATTTGAACAACTTCTACTTTTGCTTCTTCTAGATAATTTTTATGTTTATTTTGAGTCATAATTATAGTTCTCTGTTTGGTGTTGTTTTTGATGTTAGCCATAGATCAGAATCAATTTATAAAATTTGTAAGTAGTACTACATATCTCGATTGTGTCCGGACATTTTGCTAAAGCTCTCTCCTCGGATTTACCGCCTACTACTAAATCAGTGCGACGCCCTGCGGTTTTACTAGTATGTGTCGAGATAGATTTATAAACAGCCTTGAATGTCATCATAATATATTACCTTTATCAATTTATGTAACTATTATACTAAAATCAAAGTAAAATGTCAACGTTTAATTAAATTTCTTCAACAGTACAACCAAAGTATTTGTTTTGTGTAACTTTAATTATGTGATTCGATCTGTTCTCGTAGATAGCCCAGAGAGGGGTTTCATTAATAACACTATGATCTTTAATTTTATAAGCATAACTATTTAAGATACCGTTCGCATATCTAATATTTTTTGTCATAACTTGCTTAAACATCCTTTCAGTATGAGTTTCAAATTCTTTGATAACTCCGGTTATCAAACACCACTTATGATAAAATACAGGACAATGAACGCCATAAGAAGGAATATCATTCAAATCAAGACCTACAGTATTATCTAAGTTATCAGTAAGAACTCTTGTTTTTCTGTGTATATCATCTTCATCACCACCGTGATGTTTAACATGTATTTTCACAAGTGACTGGTGAGTAGTTGCTTTTTTACTTCCGTCTCCCATTATGTTAGTACAAGAGTCCAAATAGTCTTTGATTAATGGTAGCATTTCATTATACATAGTGTAGTTTCCTTTATTAATTTATGGAATTATAATAATACAAATTAAAATAAATGTCAAAGCTTATTTTAGATTACAAACAAAAAAGGTTCTCGCAATTAAGGAGAACCTTTTAATTAGTTTATTTTATTTTAATTTGTGCGCATATCCAATATCGGCATTCCGCCTTCACCAAGGATGGTATATGGCAATTGACCATTCCATTGTTGTGCTTCAGTTAAGTCGACAATAAGTGGATTACTTTTCAGTGCAGCAGCTTTTGCTTTAATAGCGGAAGCTTCAGCTTCACCTTTTAATCGAATTGAGTTCGCTTCAGCTTCAGCAACAAAGTTAATACCGTCAGCTTTTGCTTTTGCTATGTTAACACCCTGTTGAGCAACTAGTGCTTGCTTATCAAGATTGAATTGTTCAGCATCAGCTAAGTTTTTAGCAGTCTGTTTAGTTTCAATTGATTGCAAGTACTTTGGTGGTAACGTAATATTCTCAATTTGAATGTTATCAACTTTGACTGGGAACGGAGTCATTTCTTCAATTAATAATGATTCAATCAACATAATAGCAGAACTACGATCTTGTATTAACTTTTCCGCAGTAAACTTAGGAATAACATCCTTGGTAGCAGAACGGAATCGTGGATCTAATATTCGATTTTCAAATTGTTGAAGGCCGCCGTATTGTTTAAATAATTCAAGCGCAGCAGTTTTGTCGACTGTCCAGTTAACAGACACCTTCACTGTGACTGGCATTTGTTCTGCAGTGCTTGAAGTCATTGCTTCTTCGTTTTTACGAGTACGGATTTCAATTTCTTCGACAGTATCTGCGAATGGTATTTTAAATCGCAAACCTGGGTTTTGTTGACTTTTTGCTTCAGAGAAGCGTTTAACGATTCCCACGTGTCCTTCAGATACAGTGTACCAGCTTGACCACAATAGAAGAAATATTAGTAGTCCAATGATAGATGCTACGATAGTTTTAATTGGTAATGTTTTTTGCATTTAGTTTTTTCCTTTGGTTGTTATTATAAATTTAAGTTTGTTAATAGTTTGTTATATTTTGCATTTTCGAAAGAGTTTTTAAAATCTCCATATTTAAACGGGCTCTAATTTTATTCTAGAATCCGTGTATATCGATGAGGGTGGAATTTCCACCCTCATTGTCTATATTAATTTAATAATTATAATCATAAAATTTTACAGGCTTTTCAGATAACAAGTAACGAGAGCCGCCAGCATCTTGCCATCTATCATTTGCTTTGCTATATCTGATGCGGATAACTGAAGATTCAGTATCAGGTGTTATAAACCATCTTTGATCGTTTTGATTTGAACAATTCGCAGAGAACCCACCAACATGAAATTCCAATTTAAACGTTTCATCACGTACAGAATTCATTCTACGAATATCCATAGTTTTAGCAGAAACAGCACGAACAACTTCATAAGGAGTTACGTCAGAGTAACCGTGACAATTTGCAAAATTATACATAATTTATTTCCTAATTCAAGTTTTTTTAAAGGTTTATCAATTTAT